TTAAGATCGCGCTTCCGTTCGATGCTTCGATCGTTTGACTCGAGCAGCTGCGGCGGCAACCACATTCTCTACGTCCCGTTGCATATCGAGCTCGTGCTCCAGTCGCTTCCACAATGGAAGATAGATGCTGGCATCCTTAGCCCGCGACATGACGAATGCCAATTTGTCGAGGCATTCCTCCAGTTTCGCGGAGTTGATGACCACGGGTGGTTTCGGGGATCTTGCCATTAGGCGTCCGCTCCCTCGATGAAATCGCAGACGTAGTTCATCCGACAATCGCTCCACGTGTCGTGATGCTCCTGAATAGCTTGCGGGGTGGCAGGGATTTGGAACTGGGCGCGTGCTCCTTCTCGACCTCGCGAAAGCCTGGCGACTTAATGGTGCCTTTCGACCGCTTCATCCCGAGGTGCTTTTCCTCGCGGCGCTTGGCTTCTGCAATTACCGTGACATCGACCTTCGTCTTCGGCTTATGACAGCATTCTACGCCGAGCAGCTGACCGTCGTCGGCCGTCAGCTTGGCGCTCTTCTCGATCTCAAGGCCATCTGCCTTGATGTGGTCGACGTGATACGGCTTCTTGCCCAGGATCAGCCCACAGCCCTCACAGAACACGCCATGGACCGGGTGCATCGCCCGTTTCACGATCTGGGCGTAGACAGTCTTGGTGAACTCGCGCCGGGCCATCATGCAACCCCATCGATGTTCTGCTTGATCACTTCAAAGGTGACAGCGACAATCCAGGGGTTATCTTCCCACGCGCCTGCGCCGTTGATGTGGTCCCATAGGGCGGCATAGGCACTCACCGGAGAGCCGAAGCGGTGATCACCCTCAAATCCCCAATCGCAACCGGCCTTTACTGCCGCCGTAGGAGCGAGAGGCATTCGGATCAATCCTTCGGCTATGGCATCGTCTCGGCTGATGTCCTGCAACCGTTCCACGCGAACGTCGGTAACGATCAGCGTGAGACGGGAAACCGCTCTAGGCATATGAATGGCGGGAAGCTTGTCGCGCTTCCACGCCCAAACATAACTGTATTGCGCGCTTCCGTCCGCGACGTAGCCGATGCCATTTCCAGTGTCGGCGATGGTCTCGCGCACCCAAAGGCGGTCGCCAATCTCATAGCGGACATAGTCGGGTGCGATTGCTGGTAGATCCGCCGTTTCGACGCCGAATGTTCCGCCGCCGGAGTTCGAAATTTGCCATGTGCCATTCGCCAACAATTCAGGCTGCGGCTTCATGATCCGACGTGTCTGCGTCTTTCGACCATCCAGCAGTGCACAGACCATCGGCGCGCTGAATAGGATAGGGCGGTCGGTCATTACAGCATCTCCCGTGCTGCTTGAAGAGCATCAATGAGAACGTCGAGGTTTACGAGACCGTTGATGAAAATCGTATGGGTTTCGCATCCATCCTCATCCTCTAAGATGGCTACACCGCCGTTCTCCACGCACAGGAAAACTACGGCTTGCCGCGGCAATACAACGTTTGTTTCGTCTTCGTTTAGCTGGATCATCAGTTTGCCTCCCACTTTTCAGCCGAGAGGACGCGATCGAGATAGCGCGCCAAGGCAGGCTCGTGCATCGCATCAAGCCGGAGCTGTTCGTTTGTTGCGGTTTGCTTTTCGATGAACTCGGCAAGACGGGTTTTTGATCGGCGAACGTGGCTCGGGGCGTAGAGAGCGGAGGTCATGCTGTTTTCCTTGCTGCCCAGATGCGGCGGTTCTCTCGATTGCGGCGGTTTCGGTCACGAAGATCGCGAGCAAGGCTTGATGCCATGTCGTGAATCACTTCATCGTGGAAGGCGGAAAGGCCATGTTTCCCAAGAGCCGATTGGATCGCGTCATTGATGGTTGGGCCGTCAAAGCTGCGAATGAATTCCTCTTTGCGGGCGCGGCTGGTCATGACGCCCTCGCGAGGTGATTTGCTTGTGAACGGTAGGGCGCGTCGACAATGGCGATGATCTCGTCGCGGACCGCTTCCCAGTCTTCTTCGTGGGTCAGTCGGTTGCACATCATCCAGACGGCGCGGTCGAAGAACTTGCGGAAACCAGCTTGGTCAAGGGAAGCGAACTTGATCGACTTGGGCGTGTAGTGAACCTCGCCGTTGTGATCGACCTTCGTCTCGACATGGCCGGTCGCATATTTGAGCCAGGTCAAAAGGCTTTCGTCATCGCCATCCCATGCTCCGCCGTCGACGACCCGCTTCATCAGCAAGAACATCATGCGGTGATGAGCCGGATTGCGGGGCATGTGAACTTCGACAAGGCATTGCTTACCGATCTTCATCGCACTCAGAATCTCCATGCCGTCGGTATCGCACGCCACAAGGACGTGCTTGCCGTTGATAACCTCGTGAGAGAACGCGGCCGTGCTCATCGCTTATCCTGTCACCCGGTCGTAATGCTGCTGCATGATGGCAACCAGCGCTTCCCAATCTGGAGGGAAGAACGTCTCCTGCAGGTGGGCGAACTCGCAACGAAGCTCTTCCCAGTCGCCCTCGTCCTGGACACAGGCAAAGCGGGTTTCAGCATCCTTCAGAACATCATCTGGATTGGTGAAATCCTGCTTGGCAGGCTGCTGTTTCGATGGCGACGGCGGTGTGAGGTCCATCGTCTGCTGTTCATCGTCGGCGATGACCTGAGCTTCTTCGATCTCGGTTTCGCCTTCATCATCGCCACGGTCATTATCGAATCCGTTATCCGGTATCGGATCAATGCCGCTAAGTTTCGTGGGCGAGGGTGGGACTAGCGAAGTCGTCGATTCTGGCTCATAGATTTCGCCAGCGATCTCGCGGGCCTCATACTCATCGGTGATGCCGCCGAGGACATCGGCAAAGAGCTCCCGCAGGCAATAGCCAGCCGCGCGCCATTGCTGCATACGCTGCGGATAGCGGAACCATGGCGCCTCGTTAGGCACATCGTTCCACTGCTTGGTGTTCCAGTCCTGCTTCTTGACGAATGGGCGTTCATCCCAGAGACCGGCACGCTTTGCATCGGCGATCGAGAACTCTACACGCTTCTGCTCGCCGGTATCTGCGCGCTTGGCCTCGCACCAGCCGACACCGCGCGCCTCGTCATATCCGGTGCGGATGTATGCGGCCTTTTTTGAGCGCCGGGCCACGTTGATGATACCATCGCCATAGAGGGCAGGCTTGCCACCGATGACGGTGAAACTGCGCAGCGCGACCATAGGCGGCAAGCCAAGCTCGGCCCCGGCCATGATGGCAATAGCAACCGCGCTGACCGCATCATTGCCTGTTTTCTTTCCCACAAGAGCCTTCGGCGCCAAACCAGCCGATACGACCATGGTCGACACGCGCCAGATTTCTTCGATCGACTGAGGAACGATGGCATGCACACTGCCACCAACCATCAATGCAGGTGGGCGACTGTCTAGGATTTGTGCTGGAGCGTTCATGCCGCTTCTCCTGTTGGTGGTGTCTCTGGCTCGACGATGCGAAGCACCGATCGTTCAGCGCGATCAGATTTGGATTTGATCTCAGTGACGGTGGCTTTTGTCTCGCCGCGGCTGGTTTCGACGTAGACCCTCTGTCCGACCTCAACGGGAATGTCGGAGAAGAAGTCATACGTCTTGTCGCTGAAGCCGAATTTGACGGCGACGATCAGGTGTTCTGAGAGAGCGTCGCTCATGCTGCCCTCTTTTCTTCGAAGCGCTCGACACCGTCGAGCTCGTGTCCGGCGCGAACGGCGCGGTTGGCGAGCTGCTCGACGAGGGCCTTCATCTCGGGATGATCCTTGAGGGCTTGGAGCGCCTTGTCGTAATCAGTGATGCGTGCGGAAACGAAGGTGCGCAGCGCGAGCTTCGACCCAGTTCGGCCGGCTGTGACATTGCGGGCCTGCGCCTCCTTGTCAGCCTCGGCGGCAAGCTTGGCCAGACGCTCTGCATCCGCCTTTGCTGCCTCGTCTACCGGATCATTCGGATTGGAAGAGATGTTTTTCGCAGCTCGCGCGGCTTCATCCGCTTCTCGCCGGGCCCGGTCGGCTTCCTCGCGAGCCTTGCGCTGGCGTTCCTGCTCAAGACGATCCTGCTCGTTCAGATAGGCGTCAGCTGCGCGCTTGATCTTGGTGGACAGAAGTTTCGGTTCTTCCTTGAGATCGCGGAACTTCTCGTCAACCCGGCGACCCTCATCGAGGCTCGGCTGCTTTTCAACCTTGTGCAAGGCAGTGGCCTTGTTGGCGATGGCAGTCAGTCGCTTCGACCAGACAGCGGCTTTGTCCGCCTGCTCTCTCGTCGTGATAGGCGTCTTGAGGAAGTTCTCAGCGATTTCCTTCTCGCTCTCGAATTCAGCTTTCAGCGCCTCGAAAGGATCAGAAGGAAGGTTCGACAGGACCTGGGCTGGCCCAGGCTCGCGCGGCCATGGTTTGCCACTCCGGACAGCCTGGTAGGTCTCTTCCGAGATTGGGTTGCGGCAAGCGTACGTCCAGACCGCATCGGCTTCTGTGAGCTTGCCATCAACGAGGCAAATAAGCTTGCCCTTCGGATCAATCCAGATGGCAACCGTGTTCCAGGGTCCATCCTTGTAGGCGCGGCGCCGGAAGAAGCCGGACTTGGGATCAGCTTCTGAAACGCCGAGAGTTTTCATATGATCGCGGGAGAGCTCGCCGCAATCACCAACCAGTTCCAATGCTTTGAAATACCATGCGTAGTGATCGGTCATCACGCGACTTCCTTCCGTTCAAAAACTGAGTTGTAGGCACGCTTCAGTGCCAAAATGACCGTGCCGTCGGGCTCAGCGCGCAGGCGGCTTTCGAGATGTTTGAGCGCATCTTCGCGGGAGAGCCGATCGATGATCGACAGGTCAGAAGCGATGCAGATCTGGGCTGCGGTCATTTCGGACTCCGCGAACCGCTACCCATTTCACTGGACCGATTGCTCGTCCGCAAACCGCATTGGTAGTAACCGTCAGCGCATGAGTACCGCGTGGCGGCCTCAATCTCGCGTGGCGTCCAGGAGTTGTATGTGCCGCAACCGGACAGCTGCAGGGCAGCAATTACGATGAGAATTTTGCGCGGAATCATTGGTCTACCTCTGGTCTGACTTTCTCTGCTCCTTCTTCGATGCTTCCGAAAAACACGGCCACAAGGCCAAGCAGGGCGACGATGGCTACAAGGATGCTCATCAGTTTGCCCTCGACTTGAAGCCGTTGCAGATGATGTGCGTCTCGCGAGCCAGAAGCTCTTCGACGTCGCGGAAGTGACCGAGCAGGGAATACTGCTCAACCATCTGTTCGGCGGCTTCGCAGTTGAGTGGGATCAGCGCTTCGAGCTGCTGATAGACGGTCCAGCAATCCCGAGGCAGCTTAGCCAGTGAAACAGCTGTTTCCAGATCGCCTGTGAGATTGGCGTGGTCTGTGAAGAGGGCAGAAGCGGTGTTGCCAAAGCTGGTGCGAACCCAAAAAGCAGGCTTTCCCTCAGCAGCGGCGATGCAGGCGTATCGCATGGAATTGGTGTCCGGGTAGAAGCGCAGGGCATCGCCGATAGCTTCGATGAGGTAGCCGGTTTCGGCTTCGACCTGTTCCCGTGTCCTGAATTCGTGGTTGATGATGTTCATTGCATCCATCCGTTGTTCGATGGACAGAATATGCGATAATCGCACAATTATAGCAAGGTGCTTTTGTGCGAAAAAAGCACAATTATTTGGAATGCGCTTTCAAGCTATGGGAAAATCCGACTCGACTTGCGGTCGCGATTCTGCTTTTTATGGAACATAAGGAGAACGAAACATGGGCTTCGCGTTAGAAGAGTGTAACCGCGTGTTCGCGCTGCATGTCCGATGTGTGAACTGCATTAGGGAAAGTGTGAAAGAGATATTCGGAGGTCAGGGCGGTCCTTCAGATGTGGACGAGTTGATAGAAAGCGGCCTGATCGAACAAGTCCGATTCGAGTGCGTTCATTGCGAAAGCGCGATCGGCCAGCTCGTAGCAATCACTTGTGAAAGCGATTGTTAATGACGCTACTAACCAGTTGGGAAACTTCGCAACCTAGCCTTTGTGAAACGGAAGGCTTTCGAGAAGGTTTTGACTTCTCACATCTCCTTGATCAGCGGCTTTGCGCCACCACTCGGCTGCCTTGGCGTCGTTCTTGTCCACACCAATGCCGTCGCGGTACAGCACGCCCATATTGTACTGGGCCTCTAGATTGCCTTGTTCAGCTGCACGCAGCCACCATTCGGCGGCCTTAAGGGCGTTTTTTTCGGTGCCGAACCCTTCATGATACATTATCCCGAGATTAAATTGCGCATCCGCATGCCCTTGGAGTGAGGCTTGGTCAAGGTAGTCAATAGCGAGTCCGTAATTCATCGAGACATCCTCGCCGGAAACGTACAGAATGCCGAGATTGTATTGGGCATTTGCATTTCCTTGATCTGCGGACTTGGTCCACCATTCCGCGGCTCTAGCTACGTCCTTTTGGATGCCCTTACCATGGATGTAATATGACCCAAGGTTAGTCTGCCCGACATCGTTGCCTTGCTCAGCGGACTTGCGAAACCACTCGATTGCTATCTCGTAGTTTTGCGGGACGCCCCAACCCCGTCCATACATCAAGCCCAGATTATTTTCCGCTGGCGCGTAATCTTGGTCTGCGGCCAATTGAAACAACTTAAGTGCTGTTGCGAGATCTTTCGTGACGCTTTCGCCATTAAGGAATAGGATGCCTAGATCATGCTGGGCCTCGGCCGAGCCTTGCTCTGCCAATGGTTTCCATTGGTTGTAGGCCTCAATATAATTGCCAGCTTTATATGCTGTGTTGCCCTCACGCTGACCTGCCAGAGCTGGGTGTAATGCCGAAAGCATCAGGCCAACTACAAGAAAACATCTCGAAACTCGCAATCGTTTCCCCCTCCCACACGACTCGCATTCAAAATCGCCCGCTAGTTCAGGGGCAAATCGTTGATGATTCTCCGGACCAGCATAATTATCTCTACTGTAGTTCCTTCATCAGCATGCATATCACGCGTTATGACAATAGGCTTATGTTTTGGATTGGTCGATCGAGGGTGAAATTCTGTGCGGTCTGCATATATTTCAACCTGTTTGACTGACCATTCGCGGGTGTGGCCGCCATCGCGGGTGCGCTGCACGACAACTATCATTCCGTCTCGCAACGTCGCTTCGTGGGCGACGTCCTCATACGCCACGCCGACGGCTCGGTCGCCCGGAAAGATCGGCCGCGGCTTGAGGGCATTCATGGAATCTCCTTCAACGTCAAACGCCATCTGCCGCGCACCTGGAAAACGATCGTCGGGCGGAAGGGACATAAACACTTGCTCTGATTGGTCGAACTCATCAACCTCACGGAAGGATCCTGCTTCTGTTTTCCCGACGACGGGCACTGGCACGAGCCCGCCGATAGAGGGCCTGATTTCAGGTGAGGGTGCTTGCACACCGAAGTAGGTAGCAGCAGCGGCGACCTCATGTGACTTGAGCTGGCGCTTGCCCTTTACAACTTTGTTAATGGCGGACGGATGCAACCCAAGACTTTCGGCAAGGCCTGTTTGAGTTTTCCCGGGCTGTTCAAGATTTTCAACAACCCACTTTATGTACGGATCTTCAATCATATGTGATTTTCGCACAACGGAAATTTGCCGTCTTGTGCGAAGATCGCATAATTCCTGTTGCAATGTTTGTGCGATTATAGCACAATGCTGCCATGACATACGCACTTGAACCTGCTTCCAGCATAATTTCACGTCTTGGCGGATTAAGCGTCGTCCAATCAGTGACGGGTGCTAGTCGCACCCGAGTGTATCGATGGACACAACCAAAGGAAAAAGGCGGTACCGGTGGAATTATCCCCCTGAGCCACGCTCCGAAACTGCTGTCGTACGCGAGAGAAAGCGGCGTTGCGTTGAGTGCAAATGACTTTCTCCCAGTCGAGGAGAACGCAATATGAGTGCCGAAGCTGAAATCAAACAGTTCATTGATCGCATTCTTCGCCTCAAGGAAGAGCAGGACACGCTCGGCGAAGACATTCGCGAAGTCTATGCCGAGGCGAAGGGCATGGGCTACGACAAGACCGTGCTCGGCAATGTGGTTTCGCACCTGCGCAAGGTCGAGAAGCTTGGGCGTGACACACTCAACGAGCGCGAGGCCATCTTCGATCTGTACCTGACTGCCTACGAAACTGGAGGTCGGGCGCCCGCGTCTGCGCGTACACGAGAAAACGTTGAAGAATTTCCCGCCAATGCAAGGCTTGTCGCCACTGTTGCGAACGCTGTCCAGACTGAGGCCGGTCGCGCCGCTCTGATCGCAGCTGTCGACATCATGATTGAGCGCGAAGAGCAGATAGACCCGGATACGGGTGAAATCCTCGACGATACAGGCGAGGAACACGAGACCCCAAGCAGTGTCGTGGAAGCGGATGCTGCCAACGCAGGAGGCGACGATGTAGACAGCTGCGCACTGCGCACCAGCAGCGCCGTGGAAGCCGGCGCAACCAATTCGCCGGAAACGGCAAACGAGATGGACGATGACGCAATCGCTGCAGTGAAGGGTCAATCCCGACTGGCGAACGTCGCTGACGTTGAACCGTTGTCGTCCAGCCAGACCAACCCTGACTCGCGTACCTTGAGTGCTGCCGACGGCCAGCGCAGTATACCAAGCTCTTCTCCCGCGAGCGTAAAAAGCGATGGACTCCCATCCATCGTCGGTCAGGGCCGCGCGAGCGGTGTTATCCATACGGGTTCGAAAGAAGAGCAAGCCGTCAATCAATTCGATCCACCGGCATTCCTGATCAAGGATGAGCCGGCAAAAACGATCCGCGACTATCGCCCTCGTTGTCAGAAGCCTGATGCCTGTGGCGCGTCCGGGCTCAAGCATTGTTATTCCTGTGCGAAGTTGATGGCAGTCGAGAGCGAGGTCGCATAATGGACCGCGCCTCATTTGACCTGTTGTTCCGTCCTGAAATTCTCGTTGTCGTGTCCCGCCAGGCTGCATCCCTTGCGCCGGTTGCCCGCACGCACAACACGCCGAACAATCTGATTGCTCGCCACGTCCTCCCGGCTTTGAGCAAAATCGGCCACAGAGGGTGCGACATCCTCTGTGGCCTTTTTCCTCGCCTTTACACCGGACAGGATTGTGCGGGCGAGATCTCCTATCGAATTCCAGTCATCAACCGTGTGATCCCCATCGCTCTGGTTACTGCTGGTCTGTGTGTCTTTGTTCGTCGTCTCCTTCGGCTGATCCGTCATGTGTTCAACCATATGATCGGAGTCACCCAAAGTGTCGGAAACATTGACCAAAACACCGGAAAATCAATCCGGGAATCTGGAAATCTCACCCAAATTGGAGTCGGAGGGACCAGCCATGTCTGACGCTGATCTTGCCGCCAACCTGCTTGATGACGTCATCGGTCACCGCGGTGTCCGTGAGCCTGTCAAGAGCATGTTGGATCGTGCGTATCGTGCCTTGAGTAAACGCAATGACGAATGGACGCGCCGCCGTGTCCGCTCAATTTTCAACAAAGAAGCAACGCGTATCGACCATCACGAGATCGAAGAGATGCGCGCTGTCATCCGAGCGAGGGAAGCCCATGCAGCATACAAATCTCAGACCGCCCGTGTTGCTGCGATGGCTGTCAACTCAGCGCCGTCTGAAACTCGCGGCCTCTATCCGAGATAGGGCCGCCACTCTCGCCGAGTGGATCGCCCCCGAATTAAAGGCAGGTGAACAATGAACGCCGCATTCGAGCTAACAACTGACATTGAGAGACCAGCGAGTGGCCAGCCAAAGGTTCGCCGCGGTGGCTGGTCTTGGGGCTTGGTTGAAGGAGCTAAACTGCGCGTTCTATCAATGGGAGCGGGGGTACAGTCAACCACCTTGGCGCTAATGGCTATTCACGGAGAGATTGGTCCACTTCCGGATTGCATGATCTTTGCAAATCCCGGTGCGGAAACTCCGGCGACACTAAGGCACTTAGACTGGTTAGAGGGCGAGGTGATCAAACGCACCAACGGGCGGATGCGAACCGAACGTGTCTCGAACGGCTCCATAACGGAGACAATCGAACGGCGGGCACGAGGTCAATCAGGCGTTAGGAAAGACGGCGGATCAAACCGTTTCGTGTCTGCGCCCTTCTTTACTGCGAACGGTGGCATGGGGCGCCGCCAGTGCACAAGAGAGTTCAAGGTTGAACCACTTACCAAGATGCAGCGCCAATTGATGGGTTACACGCCGAGACAACGTATTCCGGCCGGGAGCTGTGAAGTCTGGATCGGCATATCGACTGATGAGGTAGTAAGGGCAGGGGCAGCGTTCGATCGTTGGGCGGTCAATCGGTATCCCCTTCTCGAGATGCGGATGAGCCGCAACGATTGCGAACAATGGCTTCGTAAGAATAGCTACACGGTACCGCCAAAGTCAGCGTGCGTCTTCTGCCCTTATCGCTCTGACCATGAATGGCGCTGGCTTAAAGAGAACGATCCTGATGCTTTTGCCGAGGCCATAAGGATCGACGCATTAATCCGTGACACACCCGGAATGATCCATGCTGAATATCTCCACCGGAGTTTGAAGCCGCTTAGCCATGTCGATCTTTCGACTGCTGAGGACAGAGGCCAAAGCAACATGCTCATGGTGTGCGAAGCGGGGTGCGGGCTATGACCAGTATTGACCTCATAGCACGTCAATCAGCGCTTCTCTCTTTCGTCCGGAAGTTTGAACAGGGTCACGGCTCCACGCCATCCTATGCCGAAATGAAGGAAGCCTTGATCGGCAAGCGGCATTCATCGCCTCGTCTGCGGTTTGGAAGAGCGGGGGTATATTTCTCGCATCCCTGGCCGGGCTCGCTGCCTAAAGCTCTTGGTGGCAGCATGAACAACTGCGCCCTACCGAGATCAGCTCTTCTTGTCAATCGCAAGCATGGCCGTTGCGAGTTTGATGTTGAAGTCGAAGCCATCAGCCCCGGAATGCACGCGCCTGTGGCAGTTTGGGCAAAGGGCTATCACGTGCCGCGGATCGTCCGGGCCGCCATCTGTCATCCTGCGAATGTGATGTGGCTCGAGGTAAGGAACCCCATTCGACCGCAAGAACGGGGCAGGGCCTTTGCATCCCTCGCAGGTGCCTTTTGCTCGCGCGACTACGTAATCACGGACGTGCCGGCTGCGTTCGAATACGGTCGTCGTTGTTTTCGTCTTGCCTGGACTTTCCTTGGCGGCGGCAATTGCCTTTTTTCGAAGCTCCTCAAGTTCGACCGCAGCAGCTTTAGCGGTGGGCGGTTCTTCCTCCACTACCTCGACAACACTGGCAATCGGCCTCAACTCGAACACCATAGCGTCGCGAAGATTTTTTTCCCGATCGGGAGCGCGTTCGATGTGATGGGATTCGTAGACGAATTCGTCTTCAAATCGCAAGCCAGCTTTGGTTTTGGTAAAAAGAAGCAGGCTTTTACCCTCGATCGAATGTTCAGCAATTGCCTTGTTGCCGGCTCTCATCGACATGTCGCCAACCTGACCTTCTCCGAAGTATTCAAATACCCCTTCGGGTTGCCAACGATCGGCGTATCCGTGTTCTGCCCCTTCTTCGCCGGTAATGATGACAACCAAGGAATGCAACGCGGGCGTGATGATGCCGCCCTGCTGTTGACCGCCAAAACGCGCATGAATGTCTTTGCGCCGATTGTAAATCCGACCGCGCTCAAAGCCCCAACTCATAGATTTCCCCCAGACGTATTTGCCCCGCACGGACAATTCCATTTCGCCGGAGATTTATCAATGGGAGAGGCGGCGTGAACGACAACCACAATGACACTGTCAGTCCTTTAAGCGTCGTGCTCGGCATTTGCCTGGCACTCTTTGCCATCGCTTGGATGATTGTCCCTCTGTTCTTTATCGGAGGGATCTGATGAGCAAGGCAGCACCATCAGCTCGCGGCCTGTTTCGCGCGACCGGCAAGAAGTCAAAGCCAGTTGTTCAGCGCCAGCTCGACGGCAGTTATGAGCGCGTCGACAACCTGGAACGTGAGAAGGATGATTTCTATCCCACACCGCCCGAACCGACCCGCGCACTGCTACATGCCGAGATCGGTCGCCTCCGCGACTTCCGCAGCATTGCTGAACCGGCAGCAGGCGACGGCGCCATGGTTCGCGAGATGGAAGCGCTCGGGCTCAACGTCTTCGCCTCCGACATGATCGACCGAGGCTGTGGTGCCGTTATAAAGAACTTTTATGACTTCACCCACGAGACATTCCCTTCCTACGCCATCGTGACCAACCCGCCTTTTAGTGAATGCGGATGGGGAAATGGCAAGGCGCGCTGGCTCAAACATGCGCTCGAAACCCTGCAAGTCGAATACATGGCGCTGCTGATGAATTGGGGATGGCCGGGCGCCGGCGGGATGAAGCACTTCTACGCCGCTCATCCACCAGCGCGCGTCTACCTTATGCGCTGGAAGATCGATTTCACAGGGCAGGGCGCTCCGCCAATGCTCAATGCCTGGTTCGTCTGGGACACAAAGCACCATGGCGAGACAGTTCTCCGCATGCTCGATCGCAAGTCAGATGCGAGGCAGTCCACGCTATTTTCGGAGGCCGCGGAATGACCTCCAGGATCCCCAATCAAGAGATGGCGGAGGAACTGAACAAGCTCGTCATTGGAAAAGCAACCTGGCTTCAGGACTTCTCGGAAGGCAGGCGCAAGCGGCCAGATCATGAAATCGAGGCACGTTGGCGCGAACTTACTGTCCTGCAACAAGCGGTGTCTGATTATAGCGCCGCCGCCGCGCGCGAGCGAGGTGCGGCGTGAGCGTGCGTTTTTATGTGGGCCTTCACCAACCTGGTGATGCCGAAAACTTCAATCGTGCCTGTATCAGCGTGCGTCGCCTCAAGGGGCGCAAGAAACCTGTCGATTGCGCCGATGTGTTGGTGGACAGCGGTGCCTTTACCGAGATCAACCTTCATGGCGGTTATCGGTCAAGTGTCGAGGAATATGCGAACGAGCTTCGACGCCTTCATTCCGCAGGCGTCATCAACATAGCAGCCGCTGTTGCACAAGATTATATGTGCGAGCCAGTCATGCTTGTGAAAACTGGTCTAACGATTGAGGACCATCAGCGTCTAACAATAAAGCGCTATGACGCCCTTGTGGCGGAGCTTGAGCGCTTATTCGGCGGATCGATTCCCTTCCACGTCATGCCGGTGCTGCAAGGCTTTGCGCCGCAAGACTACGCCAACCACGTTCGCATGTATGGCGATCGGCTCAAGCCGGGAATGTGGGTAGGCGTTGGCTCTGTTTGCAAACGCAACGGCATACCGGAGAAGATCATAGAGGTTCTTTTCGCAATTCATGCCGTTCGTCCGGACTTGAGGCTCCACGGATTCGGGATAAAACAAACGTCACTTCTCCATCCCGGCGTCCGCGCGATGCTCTACAGCGCAGACAGCATGGCTTGGTCGTTTGCCGCTCGTAAGCAGGGCAGGGACGGCAACTCATGGAAAGAGGCTAAGGCCTTTGCCGATCGCGTCCAGGGCGCTGCTTCTCGTGCCTTTGAGGCATGGCAGCTTCCTCTCCCTCTGTGGAGGGTTGCAGCATGAGTGAGCGACCATTCATGCAGCTTTACGTCTCTGACTTTATCGGAGACACGCTGCACCTCAGCACGGAGCAAATTGGTGCCTACATGCTCTTGCTTATGGCCATGTGGAACGCCGACGGATCATTGCCAAACGATGATGCCAAGCTCGCTCGTGTTGTCCGCATGTCCGTCAAAAAGTGGCGCTCCATCAGCGATGATCTCCTGTCATTTTTCGTCATTTCAGATGAGACGATCAGGCACAATCGTCTGACAAAAGAGCTTCAAAAAAGCACGAGTAAAAGTCAATCGAGGGCTACCGCCGGGGCAAAGGGTGGCGAGGCTAAGGCTTTGAAAGATAAGGATGCACGTGTGGCAAATGCTACCGGTTTGCCACAGCATCTTCCAGATACCAGAGACCATATAGAAAAACTTGACAGTTTTTCAGAGCGCGCAAGCGCGCGAAAACCGAATGGATTTGTCCATCTTCGGAAATCAACAGATGCAGCACGTTCACTCATTCAGGAGCTCAAGGAAAATGAACAACTCGGAGAAGATCGAGGCGACAAAGTCATTGACCAAACTGTTCGGGAGTTTCCCGCAATCGCCCATGTCCGATCCTGATCTTCAGCTTCGCGCCTACCTCGACGCGGTTGAGGACTTCGAGTGTATCGACGTGCTGGCAGCCATAGAGCGGTTTCGTCAAGGCGAGGTCAAGGAGGTCAACAAGGCCTATTGCCCGTCGACTGCGCAGCTCTGCGACGAAGTCCGCTACCGGAAGAAAATGCGGGAAATCATGGCCCGCGCCGGCGTGAAACCGGGGCAGGTGGTTATTCAGTAGGAGTATGCGTGATGTTTGAAAATGATGAAATTGAGGAAAGGGCAAAGCGTCTCATCGCAGCAAGCCCGGCCTTGGCTCGTGAGATCGTCCGCCAATACGATCCGAAGCCCAAGAGGCTGACAGAGCGTCAACAGCAAGCACTCGACCTTCTCAAGGCTTATCAGGACGAGCAGAACGGCGACCCACTGACCTACAAGGAAGCGGCAGAGGCATTGGGCTGCTCATCGACCGCAGCGTTTTACATGCTCCACCGGCTCCAGGCACGCGGCCATGTCGAAATAGAACCACATCAGCGGCGGTCGATCATACTCAAAGCGGCATAACCGGAAGCGGCGCCTCGAACGAATTAGGACAGGACATGAAGACTGGCATCGACAAAGACAAGCACTGGTATGTCGTTCGCACCACTGTGAAGGGCGAAGAGAAGGCTTTCGAGAACATTCAAAAGGCAGGCTTTGACACGTATTATCCACGACGCAAGGTCGAGGTGAAGAACATGCGGACCCACACCTACAAGGTCAATGAAAATGCGCTGATGTCGCGATATCTGTTTGTCGGATTTTCACCAAAGAATGCAAACTTCTATCGTGTCAACAAATGCGACGGAGTCGAGTGCGTCCTCGGTGTGAACGGCAGACCTATCAGGATATCCGAAAATCATGTCGAGGCGATCTACTTGGCTGAGTTGGACATGATGTTCGATGATACACGGGAAGCACGGATCCATCGTCGGGAAGAGGCTGTCTCCGCCAAGGAAAACACTATCAAGCATTTTCCCGCCGGTACGAACATTTTCGTAACGGACAAAGGCAATCCGTTCGCCACATTCGGGGCGATTGTCGAGGAAGTGACGAAGGCAGGTAGGGTCATCGCCCTAATCGAGTTATTCGGCAGAATGACAGCAGTCGAGTTTAAACCAGCGCAAATCTCACCAGCAGCTTAGCCCAATTTCTACTTCGAAACTTGAGGCTCCGGAAACTTCCATGCACCGTTCAAAATCTCTTCGCGCGGACGGTACAGCCGCACCGTATAGTTCCAGCCTTTCATTATCGGCAAGCAGTTCAAAGTTTTTCCGTCACAACCTCCGAATTGGATGTCGATAGAGCCATCTGCGCTTTTATTTGCAGTGACATTGTTCAGTGAATAGGCATCGTAGGAGTTTTTCGCAAAGTAGCCTGCAGGATTATAGAGGCTGATCGACCAGAAGCCGTCAACGGGAACATCTTTCACATCAAGCCTGTAGACGGCCGTACCATCATTATTCTCAGGTGTGACGTTAAGATAAGTGGCATCCTTGTCAGGGTTGCCGCCCCAGGCAGCGGCGCTTGCAACTAGGTGACGCACCGGATCGACCTGGTCTTTGGAGCCGAAGGCTTTGTTAAAATCTGGCATAGTGGTCGCCAAGACTAATAAGGCGTCACGAACCTTTTTCTGAGTGGCCTGGTCCCACTCCGGAACTGCGAACGTACCGGGCCCGCCTGGCTGGCCGATCTTGATGGCGTCCTGCAAAGCATGAACCTGTTCGACGTCCTTCGCATCGGTGGGGTCGACAAATGTCCGTATGGCAGTCACAAAATAGCGCGTGCCGACCTGTTCTCTTGTGAAGGTGCTCGCGCCGCCATACGATACCGCGGAAATATAATGGTCTTCGTTGATCGCCAAGAGCGACATGAAGCGTTTTCCAGCGTCGGGAAGTGTAATCGTTACCGGGCCGGCGTCGAGGTCGAAGACAGCGGCCGAATAGAGTGTGTCGCGATTCAGGCGTATGACTGTCTGATTATCGATTGCCGCAGGTTCACGACGATGGAGAAATTTTCCGAATCCCCCATCCTTGACGATATTGCCAAGATAAAGGTCGCTCTCAGCCCGGGTAAAATTATCGACCGTAACAACGCCTGCCGCAGCGAATGCAGTGGCATTGCCAACTAACATAGAAAAGCCAAAAATCGCCGCCGCCGTTAAATTTCTGATGTTCATGGTGGTTACCCTTCAGTTCGTTTTTTCCAGTGGCGGCGCCTTCCATTTTCCATCCAGCGCGTCGGATTTCGGCCAATAGAGACGCATGACGACGAAGAATGGCCCGTTTGGTGCTGGCAGCCAGTTAGGCTCGTTCTCCTGTCCGGGGGATTCGTGCTGGATGTAGAGCGTCACGCCGCCGTCGGCTTCACGCTTCAATTCCGGTAACATGGGAGAGTTTATCAGATAGCGGTTGAGGCGGTTTGCGGACAGTAAGCTTTCTGGGAGCTCGTATAGTGTCAGCGACCAGAAAGCATTGACTGGCGGGAGGCTGTTTGGGCCGAAGCGGAGCGCGTATCGATTGGCTCCGTTCAGCGCATTCCTCTCGTTGTCGACGAAGTAGGCTGGATAAATTGCTTCGTCTTTCGAATTACCATAGATGCCAAGTGCCGCGGCTGACATTCGTTCCAAGTAGTTGTTTTTAAGGAACGCGCGAGTACCAAACCCGTCGGCACTCGACGTCTTGCCAGTATCAAGATCTTTTTCCTTGTGTTCCTTAAATGCGGCCCAAGCATCAGCCATGCCAGCCTGTACTGCGTTACGTGCTTCCGCAGAAAGGTTAGAAGGATCAAACGTTTTTCCTGCACCAATGCCTAGTTTGGCGAACCGCGTCATCAACTCTGTTTCTGAGGGATGGGTTGGGCAGAATTGGAGAACAAAATTGAGTTGGTTGAAAAACTCCAGAGAATTTTTCTCATCCGGTGCACTTAGAGGCTTGATGAAATCTATAGTCGGAGCCGGTGCTGGTGCGGGAGTCCCCAGAAACGAGGACAGGGGACTAACCTTATAGCCTTCTTGGACTCTTTTGACATTGTCGATGTCATCTGGACCGAAGAGCTGCGTTCGGTAAAGAATGAACGCGAATTCGGTCTCGGAACGGATGACAGCTTTTATACCCTCCGGCCGGTCGCCCTTCCAATTTGGTCCAGCAAGTAAATACGAACCCGCTCCATTGCCTGTGGCACGACTACCAACGTAGGCGAAATTGAACGTATATAAGTCGATGAATTGCAGCGAGTAATAACGCGCCTGTTCAACTTCGGGAACTGTAAACACGAGCGGTTCCGCGCGTAAATCTGCTCCAACATATGAATAGGGCGTGTCAGAGTTAGGTGTCTGAATCGCCTTGTCATTTGGTGTATAAACACGAGCATTATTGAAAATCTTATTCCAACTGGACTTAAATTCGGGACTTGCATGGTCTGCAAAATATGAGTGCTGGATGCGGTAGTTGTCGACCAATGGGAAACCATAAATGGTGGCTTCCTTCGCTATTGCTTGTGCATCTTCTGCAGAGACTTCTTCCTGTTGTGCTCTGGCCGGAAACGTCGTGAACGGAAGGACTATAGCAATCGTGCCAGACATCATAAATGAACGTCGCGTGACCATTTCGATCGACTCCAATGGTTTGCACCATCATGGCCGAAGGACAATCAACATCAATGATGTTTCGGTAACGTGCACGTAACATTCTCGCCGGAATCTTAAGGTTCTATGAAAAAAGTCCTTCCAATAGGAACCAAATCAGTTTAGACGCCTACTGGTGATCTGCGTTGACGCCGGACCTTTGGACAGGGAACACTCGCCGGGCGCATGGGAAGAGCTTCACGGCTTCCCGCCATGGAAAACTATTCACCAAATTCAGATGTCAACAGAGCTTAGTTCGTCCTCGATCTTCTTTCGATTACCGTTATGTTTTTTGACGAGATCCTGAGCACGATTCCTACTGATATCGAATTTCTTCATGAGATGCTCGATCTCATAGTCTTCGCTCCCGGAAACCCTCGATCGGTCCCGATTGTCTCGCTTGGACTTATCGTCTGTCATTGTGTTACCTCCCTGTTCTGGAGATAATAAAAACTTCAATGATTGGTTCCCGGTCGTACTATTGGTTCAAACTTCAGTTTCGCAGGGTGGCGCAGTTCGGTAGCGCGCTTGGCTCATAACCAAGAGGCAGTCTGTTCGAATCCGGCTCCTGCAACCAAACAGGCGGAACTCTCGGCCAAACGATCAATTGAGCAAAGCCTGGCGCAGGTCGTCCAGCATTGCCAGGGTCATTGGGCTCGCCTTTTCTCTAGCCAGTTCCATGTAGCTATGCAGCGCGGCTGGATACTGACCAGGTTCAAGAGCCCCGTTGGTTTGAAGGCAAAGTACAAGTGTCTGGAAAGCTGCTGTAACGGCATGCATGTGAGCAGCAATGACTTCGTGATCCGGTGAAATATCGGGCTTCGGCATGACGTTTTCTCCGTGCTTGACCGCCACACTATCATAGTCCCAGAGGCTCATTATGAACATCGCTCTTGCTCGCGAGATGATGGTCTATGCTGCCGATCTGCTGAAATACCGCTGCCCGAATGATCCGCCTGAGATTAGGGTCGAGCCTGACCTCAAATGCCTGGGGCAGATACGTTGGTCGTGGCTACGCCCGCCGGTCATAACACTACGCCATTGGCGAGACGGCAACCTGAAGGATCAAGGCGTTCTCGTGCATGAGCTAGCGCACCACGTGCAGCGTGAAAACGGCGTCGATATGACCGACAACGTCTCCTACCAGTACGACAAGACAGAGGTGGAAGCGATCACAGCGCAATGCCGCTGGCTGCAATCGAAAGGTGAAAACCCGCGAGACCAACTGTCCGAAGCCTCCATCTTCAAGATGACAGGCGATCGTGAGTTCGCGAAGATGGAATGGCTGGACAGTCAACCGATCGGAGCGCGCTTTAACACACGTCGGATTAGCGGCGATTTCGCTCTGCGCTGACTTGGCCATCATTGAAACTTCTAACGAGCGGTATGAACTGCCAAAGGGCCGAAAGACCAACAAGCACATAGACTAGTCGAGCCAAGGCGGAGTTTTGCCCACCAAAGATCGCGGCAACAAGGTCAAATTGAAATAGGCCCACAAGTCCCCAATTCAAACCGCCGACTATGATCAAGAGCAATGTGATGATGTTCAGTGCACGCATGCCGTGTTCCCCCAAGCGTCAGATCGCCCCGAACGCCGTGGGACGTCGTTCGTTCCTCACTTGCAACGTGTCATCTTTATAAAGAGGAATTCTGTTTGACTGCTTCCCGCCACTGGCTTGCAACAGCCTCAGGTTCTTCTTTCACCAGGATACAGAAATGGCTCGGACTTTGTGGTCCTAAAGTGTGAATGGTTGTGTGTTCCGCATCGCCATATTTCTGAACCGCTACGATTGCGAACGGATTGACGTAAACAGGCTGCCCTTCGGCGGACATGAATTTGAGCATTTCCTAGTCTCCTGATTTCTGCGTCTCAGCAGTAAGCAACTCAAGCATGACAATTAGGTTAAGCAACTGCAGGACATACGAAACTGTGATCATGTCGCGCCGCCCGATGCCTCCGGAGAGCATCACATCCATAGATGCCAAGATATGCTTTGCTCCGGCTCCGGAGTTGGTTGAGTGGGCAATGGCTACATTCATCGAGGATGATGGCGAGCTACACAACCCGGATCACTTCCATTTGCAGTCTGCCTCGATCGGCATGCTCTGGACCAATGTCAGCAACAGCCGCAAGGGACGTCGCATCGTCGGTCAGTGTGAAGAGGGCCAGCCTTCGGGCATGATGGGGAAGTGGGGCAAGGCCCGGGCAGAAGAGCAGATCGTCGGGTGGTTCGGCCACGTGCCGAATTTTATCCTGACATTCGAGGCCGAGTACGCCATGTCCTGTAGCGACGCTGAATTCTGCGCATTGGTCGAGCACGAGCTCTATCACGCCGCACAAGAGACCGATCCTTTCGGCGCTCCGAAGTTCCATAAGTCGACAGGATTGCCGGCATTCACTCTACGCGAACACGACATCGAAGAGTTCATAGGTGTTGTCCGCCGCTATGGGGCAGATGCTTCACATGTCCGCGCGCTAGTTGATGCTGGCAACGCAGGTCCTGAGATCGCGAATGTCCGTATCGCTCATGCATGCGGTACCTGTCAGCTGCATGCTGCTTAGCGTTCCAAGTCGGCGATCAGAAGATCCAGTTCTGTCAATAATGCCGGCGTAGCGCCATTAGACCAGAACAATCGAGCTTCCTTGGCAAGCCGCAAAACGGTGCTCCGCTTTGTCCGCAGTCCGTGCATCTCGACCACCGCAGCGATTTGCGACCAATAGCCGTGCTTATTGTCCTTGTTGTTAAGTATAACCAGAAGCTCTCCTAGACGTGCCCACTCACGCTGTGCCTGTTCTCGACGAAGCGTTAACGCTCGATCCACCGCAGCCCATGCCCAAGCAACCGCCGAGCCAATCAGCGGAACCACCGTCAACCAGTTACTGAACAGCCAATCCATCTTTTCATCCCTGACCGGACCCTGACATAGCAATGGCAAAAGGCAAGCTCAAAAACGACGTTCAAACCTTCATCGTGCAAAGCCTCGCATGCTTCGATACACCATCGGTCGTCGTAGATGCAGTCAGGAAGGAATTTGGGGAGACTATCACTCGCCAGTCGGTTGAGGGGTACGACCCGAACAAGAAGGCTGGCAGCAACCTAGCTGAGAAATGGAAGGCCTTGTTCGAAGAGACGCGTAAGACTTTCCTCGAGGATACGGCGACCATTGCGATCTCTCATCGCGCCGTCCGCCTTCGCGCTCTTCAGCGCATGGCTGAGAAGGCAGAGAACCAAGGCAACATGGTGCTTGCCGCCAACCTGATGGAACAGGCTGCCAAGGAAGTCGGGGACAGCTTTACGAACCGGCGCGCTCTTGTTGGCGCAGACGGTGGCGCCATCGAGGTTCGGACACTTGCAGACTTCTACGGCAACATTAAATCCGGTACTTCGTGACTTCTGGCTGACACCGGCGCGCAACCGGGTTCTGTATGGCGGTCGCTCAAGTTCGAAGTCATGGGATGCTGCCGGCTTTGCAGTGTTCCTTGCCACCCAATGCAGGATCCGCGTTCTTTGCGCCCGTCAGTTTCAGAACAAGATTGCGGAATCAGTCTACACGTTGTTGAAAATCCAGATTGGGCGGTTTGGGCTCACCAACCAGTTCATCATTACCGAAAACTCGATCAAGCATAAGCTGACCGGTTCGGAGTTCATGTTCTATGGCCTCTGGCGGCACATCGATGAAATCAAGTCGCTCGAAGGTATCGACATCTGCTGGATCGAGGAAGCTCACAACCTCACGCAAGAACAATGGGACATCCTTGAGCCGACGCTGCGCAAGGAAGGCTCGCAGTTCTGGATTATTTTCAATCCGCGCCTTGTAACTGATTTCGTCTATCGCCGGTTCATCTCAAATACGCCTCCGGACACGATCAAGAAGCAGATCAACTACGTCGACAACCCGTTTCTGTCCGCGACCATCCTCAAGGTCATTGAGGCGAAACGGAAAGAGGACGAGGAAGAGTTCCGGCATATCTACCTGGGCGAGCCGTTAACGGACGATGATGCCGTTATCATCAAGCGGTCCTGGATTCTTGCCGCCGTTGATGCGCACAAGAAGCTCAAGATCGAGCCCACAGGCGTTAAGCGTGTCGGGTTCGACGTTGCGGACAGAGGCGACGACAAGTGCGCTACCGTGGCAAATCATGGCTTTCTTGCCACACATGTTGATGAGTGGAAGGCGAAAGAGGACGAACTTCTGAAATCAGCGGGCAGGGTGCATGCCATTGCCCGTATGCTTGAAGCCTCGATCGATTATGACAGCATTGGTGTCGGAGCTTTCGCCGGCGCACACTTCCAGGCGCTCAACCAGGAGCACAAGGTCAAGATACCGTACTTCCGGTTCAATGCTGGCGGCGCGGTTCTCAATCCCGAGCGGCGCATTGATCCCAAGGATCCGAAGTCACCGCTGAACAAGGACTTCTATTCGAACATCAAAGCACAATCGTGGTGGGAAGTCTCACGCCGCTTCCGCAATACCTTCAACGCGGTGGAGCGTGGCGAGCAGTTCGCACCAGATGAGCTGATTTCGATATCGAGCGAATGCGATCATCTCGACAGGCTCATCGATGAGCTTTCGACCCCTCGCAAGGACTATGACAACAGCGGTAAATCGAAGGTCGAAAGCAAGAAGGACCTGGACAAGCGGGACATCCCGTCTCCGAACCTTGCCGACGCCTTCGTAATGGCCTTCGCGCCGCGCACCTCGCACACCTTCACGCTCGCGAACATTGGTTAGGACCATCATGGGAAATGTGATCACTATGGCTCGCGATAGCCTGGTCAGTTTTGTTTCCCGCCTGGGTACCGAGCGTGACAAGGCAGCGACTGTTTTTTACACCCAGCCGATCCTGAGCGATGACCAGATCGTTGCGGCGTATCGTGGTTCATGGTTGCCCAGGAAGATCATTGACATTCCCGCGCTGGATAGCTGCCGCAAATGGCGCGATTGGCAGGCTGATGATAAGCTGATTGAACTAATCGAAAAGGAAGAAAAGCGGCTTAACGTCAAGGGCAAGCTCCTTGAAGCATCGAAGAAGGGCCGCTTATTCGGTGGCGCTGCGCTTTACATTGGGACTGGTGATGAGGATCCGTCGCGGCCGCTCGACCCTGAGAAGATGGGCAAGGCTGGCCTCAAGCACCTGACGGTATTGACGCGTCGACAGCTGAAGGCAGGAAGGATCGACCGAGACCCTGAATCGGAATGGTTTAACAAGCCCCAGAACTACTACCTGACCGGTCTGAACGGCAAGCAGCTGATTATCCATCCGTCGCGCCTGGTGCTCTTCAATGGAGCAATGGCTCCTGACGACGATATCAGCGGCATGACGCAAGGCTGGGGCGAGAGCATCCTGACTGCCACTCTCGACGCAATCAAGAATGCCGACAGCACCGCCGGAAACATCGCCAGCCTCATCTTCGAAGCCAAGATCGATATCATCAAGATACCTGGTTTCACGGAGAACATCGGCAACAAGGAATACGAGAACGCCATTCTTCAGCGCTATACGCTGGCAAACACAATCAAGGGCATCAATGGTACGCTTATCCTGGATGCCGAAGAAGAATATGAGAGCAAGAGCGCTCAGCTTGCCGGGCTCACAGACATCCTCATGGCCTTCATGCAGATCGTTTCAGGTGCGGCTGATATCCCAGTTACGCGCCTTCTTGGCCAGTCTCCAGCCGGAATGAACGCCACTGGCACAAGCGATATGAAGAACTATCATGATCGCATCCAGTCCATTCAGGAGCTTGAGCTGACGCCAGCAATGGCACGTCTTGATGAATGCCTCATCCGATCCGCTACTGGTGCACGCGATGAAGCCATCTACTACGAATGGGCGCCGCTCGAGCAAATGTCCGAAAAGGAACGGGCGGACATCTTCAAGACCAAGTCGGACGCCGCACGCGCATTGATCGGTTCATCGTCGGGGCAGGAGATTATCACCCGAGAGGCGCTGTCTGACGCTTTGGTGAATACCTTCACCGAAGACGGCAGCTTACCTGGACTTGATGGCTTTATCGACGAATACGGGAAGCTGTCCGAGCAGGAACCTGATGAAGTGGAAATTCTGGCGGCGGCGGGAGTGGTACCTGCAACTCGACTGGAGCGGAAATGAGGTCCCACTCTTATTCGACGGCATCTATTTCGAGACGGAAGTTTGCCTTATCGCCGAAATACCTAGTGAATGCGGTGTTCAGGTCTTTCATCAGGCTCTGTGCATCCGCTAGATCGCGTGCGCAGAACTCGGCCATCTGAAGTATGAGGCGATTGAGCGTGTCCATCCGGTATTTGGCGGGCGTCTGAAGGTTAGGCGGAATGGCACTGGACATAGCACCACTTGTAAACGAGCTCAATGGCAGGAGGAACTGCTCTAGTTCAACGCGTCTTCTACTGTACTCCGCGAATGCTGCTTCAAGAGAATCTAGGCGTTCAGCAAGCAGAAGCGACCGATGAACAACGTCCGCACTCTTCGCTTTGATGAAGGGGGTAAATTCTCTAGGAGAATAGCGAAGCGGCGGACTGCCCGGACCCGCAGAGGCCTGCAAGATTTGCCACGGCTGTATGCCGTTGAGTGGCGTTGAAGCTCTTTTTAAGTCTTTGTCGAGCGTGAAGAGCCGGTTGGCGGCTTGCATGGTTGTCACCATACAACTTAATGCTTGGGCATGTTCATTCGCCAGCAGTGTTTCCTTTTCACGCGCTGCTGTTTCGCGCGAAGCCTGTTTGGCAATGAAATAAGAGATCAAGCCCCCGGCCGCCGCACCACCTAAAGCAGACAAAAGAGTTACGAAATTCGCTGAAATTAGTACGCTTTCGAAAGCGCTCCCCCATCTTTCAACGACACCCGATCCAAAGATTGCGCCCATACCTATTCCCCCGAGGCTGAGCCAAACTCGTTCAACACGGTGATCCATTTTTTGTCCCCACAGTCGGTCGCTGGAGCGGCTGATTCGTACACGTTATTACGACACTTCAGCTAGTAAAACCCGAGGTCTTAGCGATGCAATTCACAGATGCTGTAACTGTCGCGGGAACGCGTCGGCGTGATGACGGCTACCTTGTTGCCGATGCTCGTATCGCGCGTACTGGTATCCAGAACTATCACGGCTCGGAAGTCGGCAAGCCCGACATGGCCCTGGTTCGTGTCTATCGCCCCGGATCGGAAGTGTTCAGCGATGAGACGCTGCGGAGCGCCGCACATCGTCCTGTGACGAACGATCATCCTGACGAGCATGTCACCTCCAAGAATTGGAAAGATTATGCAGTCGGACAAACCGGCGATGAAGTAACGGGTGAGGGCATCTTCATCCGTGTCCCGCTCATGGTCAGCGACGAAAGCGCGATCAGCGACATCGAGGCGGGCAAACAGGAGTTGAGCGCCGGATACACCTGCGATCTCGATTGGACTGCTGGCACCACGCCGACCGGCGAGGCCTACGACGCCATTCAGAAGAATATCCGTCTCAACCACGTTGCCATCGTGCAGCAGGGCAGGGCCGGAAACGAGGTTCGCATCGGTGATGCGAACGCATGGGGCGTCGCCCCGATCACCAATGATCAGACACCAGAAAAGGAAAAGATCATGACCTTGAAGACGGTTACCGTCGATGGCATCCCGGTTGAAGTAACCGATCAGGGCGCCACGGTGATCGGCACGCTGCAGACGCGGCTTGCCGATGCCAACACGAAGCTTTCGGACGCAGAGAAGGCACACCAGACCGCCCTCGCTGCCAAGGATGCTGAAATCGCGAGGAAAGACGCCGAGATCGATGCGACGAAAGCCAAGGTGCTTTCGGATGCCGATCTCGACAAGCGCGTCCAGGCTCGCGCCGATCTGATCACCGTGGCGAAGGCGATCGCCCAGGATGTTAAGACGGAAGGCCTGACAGATGCGGCCATCCGCAAAGCTGCCGTTGTTGCCAAGCTTGGCGATGAAGCAGTGAAAGATAAGGCTGACGCTTATATCGACGCTCGCTTCGACATTCTTGCAGAAGACGCAAAGAAGGTTTCGGACCCATTCCGCACCGTTGTGCAGAACGGCATCCAGAACAACGACAGCGCGCAGAATTCCAATGACGCCTACACGGCGATGCTCGCTCGCGATGCAGCCGCATGGCAGGGCAAGAAGGAGTCCGCATAATGGCTTTCCCAACCGTATCCTATTCGCGTGATACTCCAGCGGGTTATCCCGGCATGATCGCGACCACGGAACCGCATCACATCATTTCGATGATTGTGAATGCGACTTCCGGCAACATCCCTTTCGGTAGCGGCGTCCTGTTCGATACCGTTGAGGACACAGTGAAGCTCCCAACGGCTATCGGCAAGTTTGCCGGCGTGGCTGTTGTTGATCGTACGCTGCCCTTTGCCAATGGCGAGGTTTACAAGCCTTACGATCAGATCAGCGTCATGAAGAACGGCTCCATCTGGGTTACTGCGCTCGTCGCTGTTGCTCAGGGTGATCCAGTCTACATGACACCGACCGGCGGTTTCACCAACGTTGCGAACTCTGCCGCAAACCAACTCATCGAAAATGCCGAATGGGCAAGCGTCACGTCTGGTACCAACCAGCTTGCACGTCTCCGCCTTGGCGTCACCAAGTAAGGAGAACGAGCATGTTCACCACAGACGCGCCTGCGCTGGCGCTGAACTTCCTGCGTACCGCGCAGAACTACATCGAGCCGGGTATCTATGCCCGTCAATATCCGGATTTCCAATATCGTGAACTCGTTCCGGTCGATAACTCGGCGCCGGACTGGACTACGGCTATCGACTTCTTCTCGATGGGCGATGATGTTGGTCAGGCTCGCGAAGTTTCGGCTGATGGCGATGACATCCCGTTCGTCGACTTCAAGCTCGACAGCGGCAACAGCCGTGTGTTCATGGCCGGGATCGGCTACCGGTATAACCTCCAGGAGCTTGCCCACGCACAGGCCTACGGCATTCGACTGGAGAGCGACCGAGCTGACGCCGCTCGCCGCAAGTACGAGCTGTTCGTCGACAACGTTGCTTTCCTGGGGCGTCCGAAGCTCGGCATGACGGGGTTGCTCAACGCCACCAACGTGACCGCGTTGACCGCAGCGAACGGTGCGTCCGGTACAGCCACGTGGACGACGAAGACCGCCGACGAGATCCTCGCGGACGTCAACAGCGTCCTAAGTGTCATCTTCACGGCGTCAAACGGTATTGAACAGGCGAATACAGTCCTGCTCGATCAGGATCGTTATGCCCTGATCGCGACCAAGCGCCTCGATGCGACCATGACGACGACGGTACTCGAGCACATCCAGCGTGCGAACATTTATACGCAACGCACTGGATTGCCTTTGACAATCCGCGCAGTGTTCGGACTGGAAACTGCTGGTGCCGGCAGCACACATCGGCTCGCCGCATATCGCCGCTCGCCAGACGTCGTCAAAATCCACATCCCGATGCCACTACGTTGGCTGCAGGCCGAGCAGCGGCTGCTGAAGTTCGAGGTACCTGGTATTTTCCGGCTTGGAAGCGTTGAGATCCGCCGTCCCGGTGCCGTTCGCTACCTTGATGGAATCTGAGGAGAAACACATGTCCAAGATCACAATCACGAACAACCGTCCCGGAGGCTTCGGCCTTCCGGGTGGTCCGGTCATCGCTGGCAACGGTGGCAGCCTTGAAGTCGAGCAGAAGGATTGGGACGGTGTCAAAGACAGTCCGGTCGTCAAAGCTTGGCTTGACGCCAATCATCTGAGCGTCTCGGGCGCAAAGGCAGAGAATAAGAAGGACGGTGGTAATGGTACAGAGGAACCTAAGGCGGCTCTGGAGGTGCTTGCCATGGCAACCGGAACCGATGTGCCATTCATGGCCTTCAAAGCTGCTGCGACCAAGCTACTCGGCGACAAGACGCCTGCGAAGAAAGACGAGATCATCGCTGCTCTCGAAGAGCTCGCAACCCAGCCATAACAATCTGCCCGGCGGGAAACTGCCGGGCACCTCATTTGATCGGAGATGACTATGGCCGCATACGGCACAAAAGAAGCGTTCCTGCAATACGCAGAGGACCACGGCTATGTGATTTCCGGTGGAACAACCGATGCGCAGATCGTAGCCGCCATGTTGCGCGGCTCTCTCTTCATTGATCGATATGAACCCAAGTTCTCGGGTACCCGGACCGGCGGATTTGACCAGGAGCGTGCATGGCCACGAACCGGCGCCGTCACCTATTATGGTCAGGCGATCCCATCTGACGTCGTGCCCCAAGCCCTCATTAAAGCCTCATATGAGGCTTCATTTCTTGAGTTGATCAATCCGGGCATCCTTTCGCCTGTCGTCACCGGTAACTCGGTCACCAAGCGTGAGAAGGTCGGCGAGCTCGAAGTGGAGTATGCGGTGTCCGGCAACAGCTCATCGGCTGAGGCGGTGGCAGCTGCCACGCCGGTCGTGACCATGATCGAGGGCTTGCTCTGGCAGTTCATGCGCGTGCGCATTCCTGGCATCCTGGCGGTGTAAATCTAAGGAACGTCATCCTGTGCAACGACACCGCCTTCGTTTTCCAGTGTTGCTATGCGTCTGGTATCCGACCTGTTGAACTTCAGGCGAACACCAATCCCGCCGCTGTCACCATCTGGAATGAAAACGGCTCCAGCTTTTTCAAGTGCCGCCTGTAGAGCGTTGACGTCCACACCCGTGGCGTTCTCGAGACTACGCTCGAACTTCTCAATGATCTCCGGGCTTACGCCAGAGGAGATTGCGAGCCGTTCTCTGCTGTATTCAACCAGAGCTCGAGCGGCACAACACTGAGAACTAGTGATCATATTGGATCTCCGTTTGCAGACAGGATCGTTCAATGGTTGCACAGGGTCAATCGTTCAATTATGCCCGCGCTCAGACAACGGCGCTGCGTCTGCTCGAGAAGTTCGGTCAGTTCGGCGAGATATGGCGCGACGTTCCCGGCAGCGGTCCTGTCTGGGATCCGGGGGAAACAACGATCCAGAAGACGCCTTGCACACTTGCGGTCCTCCGGTTCGACAACAGGGACATCGACGGCTCGCTGATCAAAGCGAGTGACAAGAAGGTCTATATCGCTGCCAAAGGCTTAGCGATTGTTCCTGTCACCACAGATAAACTGATGATTGGCGGCCTGTCTCATTCACTTGTTCGTGTTTGGCCCCTTAATCCGGCCGGAACCAACGTCTATTTCGAAGTGCAGGCCCGAAACTAAAATCGGTTCATGCCCTGTTAACAGTCAAAGGCGCACCTCTCACCGCACTGTTAACAGGAGCTACTATGAAAAAAATCGTTTCTACATTTATCGCCGGAATCATGGCCGTCTTCATGGGCGTGACATCGCTTGGTACGGCATCGGCAGCGCCGTTTGCCGCACAGGTTCCTGTTGCTTCGAACATCGTGCAGGTACAGCACAATGATAATCGTCGCTACGAACATCGGAATGACAGAAAGAAGCGTTGGGACCGTCATGATCGGCGCCACGATCGGTATGAGAACCGTCGCGACCGCCGTGGGTACTGGAACGGTCATCGTGGTTACCGCGAGCATCGCCGCGGCTACCGCCGTCACAGTGACGGATATTGGTACCCATTGGCTATCTTCCGCCTCTGAAAATTAGTCTACTGCTCTGAGTAGCTGAAGGCGGTCCTTGCGGGCCGCCTTTTGTATGGGAGAGACCGATGCTCAAATATCCTCCCATATCTAAGAAGTTCAAATGATGGCAAGCAACCGCAGCATCTTCGAGCAGCTGCTCGACAAGTACGACACAGCCCTTGCCAAAGCCTTCTTTAAGGGCCTTGATGCGATCAAGTCTGATGTGACGCTTCGCATCGTGGTTGAACGGCTCGAGCGTGGTGATATTCCCGGGGCGGTCGCGGCTATTCAGGTTGAGCGCGAAGCGTTCTCGGGCTTGGAAATGGTTTTGGCAGAGGCTTACAACGCCGGCGGCATCAGCCTGGTAGAGAACCTGCCAAGGCTGAAAGACCCTGAAGGCAACCGGGTTATTTTCCGCTTCGGTGTGCGTGACTACGCGAGCGAAGCATTCCTTCGTGACCATTCGGCGGAACTGGTCACCCGGATCGTAGAGGATCAGAAGGTCGCCATTCGTCAGGCACTGGAAACCGGCCTATCGGAAGGTCGCAACCCTCGGTCCACGGCTCTAGACGTGATCGGGCGGATTAACCGCGCTAGTGGCAAGCGGGAAGGTGGCATACTCGGCCTCACCAGCTCTCAAGAGCGATTTGTAGCGTCGGCCCGCGAAGAGCTGCTTTCGGGTGATCCGAAGCTACTGCGCCACTATCTGAGCAGACAGCGCCGGGACAAGCGCTTCGACAAGACGATCGCTAAGGCCATTCGGGAAGAGAAGCCGTTGACGGCAGAGACGGTGACACGGATGGTGGGCCGCTATTCAGATCGTCTGCTTGAGCTCCGCGGCGAGATGTTGGCCCGCACAGAGACGATGATAGCGCTCGGAACGTCCCGAGATAACGCAATGCGCCAGCAAATCGATAACGGCAAAGTCGGTGCTTCTGACGTCAAGAAGATATGGCGATCGGCAGGCGATGGGCGGGTGAGGCACACACATCGAGTACTGAACGGCAAGGCAGTCGAGATCGATGGCGTTTTTCACAGCGCGTCTGGTGCTGTTCTTCGCTATCCCGGCGATCCGCAGGCACCTGCCAGCGAGATATCCGGCTGCCGCTGCCACATGGAATACAAGGTCGACTATCTTGCTTCAGTCGTTCGCAGGGCAGCATAATGGTTAAGCTCTCGTTCAGTGCCCAGGTTGCAGCCTTCGCCGAGAAGATACCCGGTGCAGTCGAAGCCGTGTTCAAGGAATCAGTGCAGGAACTCGTTGCCGAGATGCAAACGCCCATCGGGCAGGGCGGGCGGATGCGAGTAGACACGGGCTTCCTTCGTGCCTCTCTCATGGCATCGACTGCGGCCATGCCTGCGATCAGTCCGAACAGAAAGCCGGTTGACGGCCAGTCATATGGCTATGATGCCGGTCAGATCGAAGCGGTCATCCTTGGTTCGGACATCAACGACACTTTGTTCTTTGGGTATTCGGCCGCTTACGCCGGTCATCGCGAATATGGATCGAACGGTCAAACGCCGGATGCTTTCGTCCGGTCAGCGGCGCAAAGATGGGATTCGATTGTCGAGATGAAAGCGAGAGAACTTAAATCTCGGTTGGGGCTTTGATCGCAACATTCTTGTCACTGGCGTCATCCATCGCCTTGAGCAGTCCCAACTGCAGCAGTGCCAAGGCCTGACGAGCAGCTTTCAGGCTGGTATCGCCGCGAACGGTCTGACCTTCCTCCTTGCCGAGGGCGAGAAGGGCGGAATGCAACCGGTCGTAGGCTTGCTCATCATTCAGTTTATCGGCCATTGCCGGAAGGATTATCACGATGGCCGCTACTGTTGAAGCCACAATCGCCGAGCTGCTGTTCGCCAGGCTTACCTCATTGGTACTATCGCCAGTACTGCTCGTCTCCTATCCCGGCCTGGCATTCACGGCTCCGGTGGAAACGGCTGAACCAAACCAGGGCAAGCCTGCCCCGTACCTTCGCGCCGATTTCATTCCCAACCGTACCGATAACCTCGGGCTCGCGAACGATGCCAGTGCAAGGCATCAGGGCATTCTGCAGGTCATGACGATCTATCCGGTCGGGCAGGGCGTGATCAAACCAACGAACACTGCAGGGCTTATCGGCGCGCACTTTGCCAAGGGAACGATCCTCTATGGCTCGGGCGTCAGTGTGAAGGTCTACGCGAAGCCCTCTGTCGGCGCTCCCATCATCGAACCTGACAAGATCAGCGTCCCGGTTACCATCCTCTATCGCAGCTTCAACTGAACCCCGGACACTCCGGTATAACCCGCCCCGTTCCGGGGTTTTCATGAAAGGAAAAACCCATGGCCATCACCACGGCAACAGGTGCGAAATATTATATCGGCGGGACAACCGCTATCAGCTATGCGTCGGATGCGATTGCTATCGCTGCTTTCGAGGCCCTGACGTGGGTCGAGATCAAGGAAGTCGAAGACGGCGGCGAAGTCGGTGACGAGTCCGCCGATGTGACGTTCCAATCTCTTGGAGACGGTCGCGTCCGTCACCTCAAAGGCGCACGCGATGCCGGCACCATTGCCATGGTGGTTGGCGATGATCCGCTTGATCCCGGCCAGATTGCCATGCGCGCGGCGGAAAGAACGAAGTTCCAGCACAACTTCAAGATCGAGTACGAAGACGCGCCGAGCGAGCTCTACGAGAACAGCGTCGACTACTTCCGCGGGCTGGTCATGTCAGCACGCAAGAACATCGGCACAGGCGACAATGTGCTTCGCCGCACCTTCAATGTCGGCATTTCTACGGAAATCCTCACCGTCGATACCGCGCTCCTCCCATAAGCTTCAACGGCCGGTCTGACGCCGACCATCCTTTCCCTTGGAGTACTCCACATGACATTTGAACTGTCGCAGTTCGACGGCATTGCTGCAAAGCTTGAAGAAGGCTTTGACCTCGATATTGTGCATCCTTCTACGGGCGAGAAGACCGGCCTAGTGATCAAGGTCGCATCGTATCGCTCGGAGCGGGTGAAGCGTGTTCAGCGCCGCCTTGCCAATGCCGCCATACGTGAGGGCAAGAAAAATCCGAAGAAAGTCGGCACGGTCGAAGAGATCGAAGAGAAAACAAACGAGATCGTTGCTGCTTCCGTCATCTCCTGGAACCTGACGAATGGCGGCAAGCCGGTCGAATGCACCCCGGAGAGCGTGTTGAAGGTCATTTCCAACCCGGATTATTTCTTCATCTCAGAGCAGATCGACAAAGCCGCGGATGAAGACGCGCATTTCGTGATGCCCTCGCTGAAGAGCTGATCGGCTTCGCGAGGGCGCATTTCACTCCGCGCCGCAAGAACGATCCTGTCCCGGAAGCTCCGGAATATACCGATTACATCTGGGACTGGTTCGTTCAACTCCATAATTCCCGTGAGACAGGCTTCAGCGCCAATCCGATCAGTTTCCTTGAAGTCGAGGCGTTCTGCCGGCTGACGGGCGCTCTCATTGATCCGTGGGAGCTCTCGGTCATTCGCAGGATGGATCAGGCGGTACTCGCGATAATCAACAAGACCGGCAAGCACGAACCGAGCGAAAGCCAAGCCACAGCGGCAGACGTACAGGAAGCCAAGCTCCGGATCAGGGGAGCGGCAACCAACCGGCGCGTCGTGGAACGCAATAAAGGATAGACATGCCAGACATTGCATCACTCGGTGTTGAAGCCAGGGCATCAGGCGTCGATCAGACAGCCAAGGCTCTCGATCGGTTGACCGGCGCTGCCAAGCGTGCCGAAGCTGCGACGGAAGCCATAGGACCGGTTTCCAGCAAAGCCGGAGCAATGGCATCACAGGCGGCCAACGCCCATGCAACAGCGCTCAATGCAGAAGCCGCGGCTGCTATGCGCGCTTCCAGTGCGATGAAGGCACATGCAACGGCTGTCAGCGCCAGCGGACGCCAGCTAATCGGCGCGAACGCCAACGTTGCCAATCTGGCTGCGCAGTTTCAGGACATCGGCGTCTCGGCTGCCATGTCGATGAACCCGCTCCAGATTGCTTTGCAGCAGGGTACACAGATCGGCGCCGTCCTCGGACCAATGGGCGCGGCTGGCGCATTGAAAAGCCTCGGCTCGGCCTTTCTGTCGATTATCTCACCAGTCAGCCTTGCCACTATTGGATTGGTTGCCGCGGTTGCCGCCGGTCTGCAACTCGTGAACTGGGCAAAGCTCGGCGCCGCCGCTCTCGTCGGTCTTGCCGACTCGCTTCAGGTCGTTGCACCCTATGCGATAGGAGCAGCCGCGGCGCTCGCGCTGCTTTATTCGCCGGCGATTATCGTTGGCATTGTGCAGGTCATTGCGCTGCTCGGGCGATTGGCTGTAGCAGCGACCATTGCCGCAGCGGACATGATTGCAGCCAACCCAGGGCTTGCCTTCATCCTCGGCATTGCCGCTGCTGTTGCCGCAGCAAACGTTTTCCGGGACGAACTCACCAAAATTTTCGGTGTCGATATCGTCAAGGCTGCGAAAGACGGCGTCAACGCGCTCATTGCAACGTTTGTTGGTGCCTATCAGGGCATCAAGGCTACCTGGCGGCAGTTGCCGGCTGCGATCAAGTCGCTTTCGCTCAAGAATGCTATGGCCAATCAGGTGTTCTCGGTCGGTGATCTTCTCTCATTCGATTACGGTTCCAACCCGGTGCGCCGGGCCATGCACCGCATCGTCGAGGCCTCAGTTGCCAGCGGTGCAGGCGTAACGCCGGTATTCGAAGTTCGCCCGCATTTCCGCGTGGGTGTGGCCATCGACATCGTCGTCACGGTCATCAAGCCAGCCGTCAAAATGCGGATTGTGCCGGGGACCTTGGATGAGGGAAGCGACACGGAAGTCACGACGACGCTTTCGTTCCAGGCGAGACAGACAATATGAAGAACCTTGATACCGCCACGCGTGACTATCTGCGCGGCCGCAAGGCCTTTATCCGGCATAACCTGTTCTGGATTACTGCCAAGAACCGGGAGACCGGTGCCGAAGAGAGCATGGGTTTCTGGGACGGGTATGACAATCTGAACATAGCAGTCCTCTCCAGCATCACGGGAACGGTCATCAACCGGGATTACTTCGCCTTTGGTTCACTGCTCGGTGTCAGTCCCATCCCGCTTGTGTCTGATCTGACAATCCGCAACGTGACGGTCTCCCTCAGCCATTTGAGCCCGGAAGTGCAGGTTGCATTCCGGCTCTATGATCCGCGCCTTGCTCCCGTTGAGATACACCGGGTTTTGTTGCACGAGGATACGATGCTTCCGGTGGGCCCGGCGCATCCGCGCTTCATCGGCTATGTCAACGAGGCGCCGATCGAGCGCCCGGCCGTTGGCGGTGAGGGCGGCATTTCGGTCACCTGCGTTTCCCACACCCGGCAGTTGACCAAAACCAATCCGGGCAAGCGCTCGGATGAAACCCAAAAGCTGCGCGGCGGCGATCGCTTTCGCAGGTATTCGACCATCGCAGGCGACGTCTCATTCTGGTGGGGAGAGAAGAAGGGCAGCACTGCCGGCACTGCCATCAAGGCCATCAACGAAATCTACCGGCGCGGATAATCTCTTTCATGATCAAGCTTTCTTACTGGCGTCCGTCGCTGACGGCGTACCTGGTGCAATCTCGCGCGCGTCCCTTCAAGTGGGGTGAGCACGATTGCGCCCTGTTCGTCTGTGGCGCGATCGAGGCGATGACCGGGGAAGATTTGGCCAAGCCCTATCGTGGTCGCTACAAGAGCGCCGCGCGCGGTCTGAAGCTTATCAAAAAGGATGGCTACAAGGATCATGCCGAGTTCGCCGCGGCGTTCCTGACCGAGCTCGATCATCCTTCGCAAGCCGCTGCCGGTGACATCATCGCCTATCAGGTCGAAGGCGGTACCGGCATTGCGCTCGGCATTGTCAACAATGACCGCTCCTATGTGTTGGCGCCGGATGGCATCACGACCGTTCCGACCTTGAGTGCAATTCGCCTGTTCAGGATCCCATAATGAAAAAGACGCTTGGTATCCTGTTCGATGCGGCGACGATCTTTCTCAGTTCGACTGCGATCGCGGTCGCTGATCCGATCAGTGGTCTCATCGTTGGCCTTTCGTCAACGCTGGCCGCCGGTGGCATCGGTGCAGCCGTTCTCAAGGTCGGCATCTTCGTTGCCCTCTCGGTCGGCAAAAGCCTTCTCACCAAGGCTCTGACGAAGAAACAGACGGTACCCGGCATCAATGGCCAGATGAAGATTGGCGGCGATAATCCGCTCTCCTTCATTGTCGGCACCTATGCGACTGCCGGAACGCTTGAATACGTCAACACGTCGGGCAAGGCTGGCAAGACGCCCAACGCCTATCTTACGCAGGTCATCAGCCTGTCTGACTTTCCGGTCGACAGTCTTTCCAGCATCCTTTGGGTGAACGGTCAAAAATGTGAGATCGACTTCGCCGGCGGCCTCGATGGTGCTGATCAGGTTGGCTACAAAGTCAATGAGTTCATCGACAATGGCCAACCCTACCTCTGGGTTCGGTTCCACGACGGCCATTCCAACGTCGGCGACACCTTCCTTTATAACAAGTTCAATTCGGACAGCGTTCGGCCCTGGTCGAATGACATGATCGGCGAGGGCATCGCCTATGCGGTGATCACGGCGCGCGTGAACCGCGAGCTGCTGCCCGGTGTGCCGCAGTGCCGGTTCGGCATCCGCGGTGCTCGGCTTTACGATCCGCGCAAGGATTCGACCAATGGCGGGTCAGGCGCGCATCGTTGGGACAATCAGGCGACTTGGGAATGGACCGATAACCCAGTCGTCATCATCTACAACATCCTGCGCGGCATCTATTATGATGGCGAGTGGTTCTATGGCTTGCAGAAGATGATCGCCAGCCGGTTGCCCGTTGGCAACTGGTTCGCCGGCATGAATGAATGCGATCGCCTCATCACCAATGCGGACGGCTCGACTGAGAAGCAGTACCGGTGCGGCACCGAGATTTCCTGCGATCAGGAACCGTTGCAGATCATTGATGAACTGCGCAAGTCATGCAACGCCCGCATCGCGGAGATTGGCGGCGTCTATAAGATCCTCGTCGGCGCTGCTGCCATGCCTGTCTACGCGATGACGGATGAAACCGTTGCCGTGACCGAAGGGCAGAACTTCACGCCGTTTCCAGGCTTAGAAAGCCTATATAACGGCGTCCACGCCACCTATCCGGAGCCGGAAGAGAACTGGGGAACGAAGGATGCTCCGCCCATCTATCGCTCCGATCTCGAAGCGCAAGACGATAACCGACGTCTCATGGCGGATGCGACCTTCCCGTACGTGCCTTTCTCCCGCCAGGTGCAGCGGCTTTCCAAGGCCATGATCGAAACGGAGCGGCGTTTCCGCACTTTGAAATGGACGCTACCGCCCGAGCTCTATGAATATGAGCCGCTGGACACGATATCGGTCACCAGTGCCGAGAACGGCTTTGATGACAAGTATTTCCTGATCGAGTCCATGGATGACGGCGATAATGGCAATCAGGGCGTTGCCGTGCGCGAAGTTGATCCGGCGGATTATGACTGGAACGCCGGCACCGATGAGCGTCCGACAGTCATCGGCTCGCTCGATCCAATCCGACCCGCTCCGCAGTACGTGCAGGATTTTCAGGTGTTCCCCTACACACAGGTGGACAGCGGCGGAAAGTCCCGCCGTCCTGCCATCCTTCTGGTTTGGAACGGAGAAGAGCAGGACGAGGTGATCGGCGTTCAATATCGCATCCGAAAATCGTCATCGCTTGTCTTCGATTACATGGGACAAACCTTGGATGTGCCGAAAGGCGATCACATTATCTCCGAGTTCGTGCTTGCCAGCCAGCCTTATATCGTCAATGCCCGCTGGATCGGTGCAGAGCCCAATCGTGAGTTCCAATGGGGTGATGCTCTTCCCGTCACTGCACCCAATGTTTTGCTTGGCTCGCAGGACATCATCGTAGAACTTCAGGCTGTGCAGAATGACATGCGCAACGTCCTGGAGGGGCTTCGCGACGACCTCCAGCACGTCCAGGACAAGATTGAGCGTGTTGCGACCGATGCAGCAACCGGTACCGGGCAGAACATCGTTGATCGCAAAGTCATCGCGAAGGCGGTTGCCAATGCGACGTCGAGCATTATCGAGGAAAGCAGACAGCGTGTTGAAGAGAACCTTGCGATGTCCGAGCGCACGACGTTGCTCCAGTCGAAGGTCACTGATCCTGTCACGGGCAACGATGCTCTTTCGACGGCATTGTTTACCCTCAACACGGTTGTCGACGGGCAGGGCGAGGATATTACCGCTCTTGCGGAGGCCATCCTCGATGTCGAAGCTAGCGTCGGCGATATCTCTGCCGGCGGGCTGATAAGCTTCAAAGTGCAGATACCGCCACCGGCCGGGGTGCTTTCCCAGATCAACATCCTTGCCCGCGCAAACACCGCATCTGCCTTCATCCAATCCGGGATGGTCATTCAGGTTTATGATTCCGGCGGAGGCGTGCTCAAGAGCAAAATACTGATGCTGACTGATCAGTTTGTCATCTGGGATGGGACAACGCAGAACCTGCCGTTTGTCTATGCAGGTGGCGTCCTCAAGCTGGCGGTCGCAAATATCGGCCTGGTCACAGCGGGCATGATCCAGTCTGCCAACGGCAAGTTGCAGATCGATCTCGATAACGTTCGCATCCTTATGTCGGATTGATAAAGCATGGTAACTCGCACACTTATCGGATCATATCCCACGCTTGGCGGCGGGGCGCCGCGCATCCGTATATCGAAACCGCTGAAGGACGTTTTGTCGGCAGGGCTCAATGTGGAGGACCTGGCCTTTGACAGTTCGTGGAACGATGCGGCCGTCGTCTACAGGACCGGGATTGTAAACGTTGTTGCCCCTAAACCAGTGTACGTCAATTTCGGGGAGACATTGCCGACCGCGCCATTTTGCATCGTCTTCAGAGTGTTGAGTTCGGGCGAGTTCTGGATGGGTTCGACGGACGACACAGGCCCGAACAGTTTTAACTGGCACGCCGAATGCACGACAAGCTATCTAAGGTTCCACGGCTACCATTCCCTGGCTAACGACTACATAGGCGGGTATGTAATATTGCGGGGTCCACTGTAATGGTCCGGCGGCTTCTTATTGGCAATCATCCGACGCACGGCTTGGGCGGGTATGTCTCTGTCCCCGGCATTGACGTCTTCGCCGCGACCAAGTTCCAAATGATGTGGTCGACGCAGCAAGAACAGCTTCAAATCGTGCAGTCGGGATCGTTCTTCATAAATGGCAATGGTGAATTTGATGCTCCGGTATGGCAACCTATCTCGTGGCCGGCCATGTCGTTCATCCCCTTCGTCATGGTTGGTTCCGACCGTTATGAAATTGTCTTCCAATATCTTTCAGCGACGTCAGGGCGAGCGAGTCGCGTTCGTATTCAGGACGCTATGGTCACGGATTATCCGTCAGGAGAAACGACGGGCTATTACATGATCACAAAGACACCAAAGCCGTTTTGAGGAAGAATGAATGACCAGACGACTTTTGCTTTCTGCCGGGGTGTTCAATCTGTCCCGGGAAGGGTTCGACGTCCTTACGGCTAACGACGCGCAGTTGCTTTTTTCGTCGGACAGAGGGACACCGGCCCGCTTCGTTCGCGGCCAGTACGCCGGCAGCGTCGGCAGTGGCGGCGATGATGACGATCACACCGTATTTTTCGGCAAGACTTTCTCGGTTGTCCCCTTTGTCATTACGTCACTCTATGGGGGAGCCGGAACGTCGCGCCCGGGCAACTTTGTTCCGCAAAAGGGTTTCGGCGGTTCCCATCAGCCTTATGGCGATTTTGCCTTCAGCTTCACGCGCTTCGACGTCGATGTTTATGTGGATCACATGTATCTGCAGATGACGAGTTTGTCCTCTGCGTTCGATTATGCCGTGGACTATCTTGTATTCGATTACAGATTGGGGTTTTGAATGCTTTACCAAGTCAACAAGGATGGCAGAATTGTCCATATCACAAGCGAGCCTTCTGGCGACGGCGCAGAGGAAGCCGTAGCCAGAATCAAAAGCGATACGAGGAATGGCGAATGGTTCCAAATCTTGCCTATCCCGTATCCCGAAGAGCCCGTCATTCGCCCAGACGGCCAATATGAACTCGATCCCGATGGCAATGTCCGCATGCACGTTCCGGGCTACAGCCATCCGGACGTCTCGCTCTTTACGCACTATCACAACAAGAGAGGCGAGCTTGCGGAGCGGCCGAAAATACCGGAGCTGGTGAAAACGCAAATCCGCGCGGATGGAAAAGACTTCGTGCCGATCATCGGTCTGCCCGAACCGGTCACGATCTACGTGGATGGCGAGCCCTACGAAGTAACGGGCGGACGTCTCGACTTCACCGCGGAAGAGCCAGGGCGCTACAAGATCGAGTTCCGCTGGCCGGTGCAGGATTTCCATGGGGAGATCGTCGCGAAATGAAGATGACGTTCAGCAAGTCGATCGACAAGGAACGACTGCGGGGCAGGGCCTCCATTGACCGGTTCTTCGTGCCGCTGATCAACAATATCCTCGGTGACAAGCACGTCCTTTATGCAGCGAAATACACAGCAGCTCTTGCGCATCTATCCGGTACGCCAAGCTCTCTCATCACGGATGATCAGGAAGCCCGCGAAATCATCGTTCGCCACACCGCATCATTGGATGCCGTCGCTTCGGTCGAACAGCGCCGCCAGGCGCTTCAGTCCCGCATTGATGCGTGCAACACCGCCGCAGAGATTGACGCTCTTCTGGCCCGCGTTCTGACCACAAAGAACTAACCTCCCTTCTCATTTCTCTGCCTGCAAGACAGGTTTCAACCATTGAGGTCTCTCCATGGCACTATCCGACTATTTCTATTCGGACGGCACAATCACGGTCACCAATGGTTCAAAGGTGATAACAGGCGTGGGCACTGCTTGGCAGCTGCGCCATGCTGTGGGAGCGATCCTGTTCGTCGGTTCAAACTTTGGGTTTGTCGAAAGCGTCTCTGCTGAAGGCGCAGCTCTGCTTAAAGATAATTGGGTTGGTGCAACGTCCGCCGGCGCTGCCTACACGATGTGGCTGGTGCCGTCAGAAGCCTCGCAAAATCTTGCGAATAATCAGCGGCTTTCGGAAATCATTCAGTCGCTCGCGGCTGCCCAGGCGGAGAGCGATATTCTGACGGCTATCGGCAATCTGGTGTTTGAGGTAGACGACCTAATTGTTGCCACCGGGGCAAACACGTTCCGAGTGGCAAGTAAGCTCGAATTCACAAACGGTGCGCAGTACAACAAGCTGGTCAATACCCTTGCGGCCCGGGCGGCCTTTGATCTTCAGGTTGCCGGATATTCAGTCCTGGTTGCAGACGTTGGCGACGGACGCTCAGCGATCTATTCCAAGAACTCGGCAACTTCCGCTGATTGGTCTAATCCTGCCTATCTGACTGGTCCAGTTGGTCTTACACCTGATCTGACGATCGGCACGACGACAACGCTAGCGCCTGGCGCAGCGGCTACCGCAACCCTTACCGGAACGGATGACGATCCTGTTTTGAACCTCGGCATTCCAGCCGGTCGAGGTCCAGTTATAAAAGGGGCCTACAATCCAGCCACGGCTTATGTCTTGGACGACCAGGTTACATATCTTGGCTCTTCGTGGATAGCGCGCGGTCCGACCACTGGAAACGCGCCACCTGCTTTGCCGACGGAGGTAAATACATGGTGGCAGCTTGTCGCCAAGAAGGGCACTGACGGCTCGGGTACCGGCGATGTCGTGGGGCCTGCTGTGGCTGTTGATGGTCGCATAGCGGCGTTCGACACAACCACTGGCAAGCTCATTAAGGATGGCGGAAAGCTGGTCGCGGATGTTGTTACAGGCCCTGCGTCATCCGTTGATAGCCGCATGGCTGAATTCAGCGGAACCACAGGGAAGCTCTTGAAGGATGGCGGAGTCGTTGTTTCTGCCTACGCCAAGACATTGCTTGACGATGCGAATGCGGGGGCAGCACAAACAACGCTGGGTATATCGGCTTTCGTAAAAACGTTACTGGACGATGCCGATGCGGCCACCGCGAGAACGACGCTCGGCGCCCAGGTAGGGGGAAGCTATCAGCCAGCAGGCAGCTATCAGGCAGACCTGGGATACACGCCGGTGAACAAGGCCGGCGACACCATGACGGGAGCGCTTGGGCTGCGGACGGCGGGAACTAACACCTACCAACTTGACGCTAGCGCTTCGGTTTTGATCGCCAACGCCGCAGGAATTACCTTTAGTTCCGGTTCCGGGCTACTCATCTTACACGACAATAACAATGGCATGGTGGCAATCTTTATGCTGGGCGGGGGAGTCGTGACGTTGGTTAGCCAAACCGGGACGTCATACACCACAGTCGCGAACACGTCCGGAACGGTGAACGTGTTCTACGAAGGAGGCTTAGGCCGATATCAGGTGCAGAACGTCCGCGGCGGACCCATATTCTTGTCGACCTGCTTCATACGCACGCGAACCACAACATAAGGATGCATAATGACATACAATATCGGGGGATTTACCACCGTCGCTGGTGAGAACAGCCAATGGATTGACGCCGCTGGTACTCTGTTCATTGGCCGCGAAGGCCAAACCCTTGCCTCACTTGTGGACGAACTGAACACGCCTTGGGAGGACACAGCTCCTGAGAGCGTTATTCCTACTGTCGTGTCCCGTCGTCAGTTCAAAATGCAACTGGCGATCGCAGGATTCTCAACTCAGGTAAACGCATGGATTTCTGCGCAACCGGAGCTCGTCCAGATAGCTTTCAACGAGTCAGGTTCGTTCAATCGAACTGACGAAATGCTGGTGCTCGGCTTCGATGCACTCGGTTTCACTGTCGAGCAGGTGGATCAGTTCTTTACGGCTGCTTCTCGTATTTAAAGGCGCGCGCCTGACGATTTGCAATCGGTAGTTGCGTTTCAGTCATTCCATAATCCTAAGATCTGCGTTAAGCGGGTCTTCTTAGAGGGGTGGGGTGGGATGACTGACGCCAATTCTGTGCGCAATGTGTCGCGTTTGAAATTCAGCTACAGGCCACACATAGATGGCCTGCGGGCCATTGCTGTGCTGGGTGTGGTGCTCTTCCATTTTGGTTTGGAAGAACTGCCCGGTGGATTCATAGGAGTCGATATATTCTTCGTGATTTCGGGGTTCCTTATCTCGAAATCAATCTACAAGGAGGTGGAGTCGAGGCGTTTTTCCTTTTATTCCTTTTACGAAAGACGGGCGCGCCGAATACTTCCAGCATTCATCGTTGTGTCTTTATCTACAGCCTTGGCGGGATACTTTATTCTGTTCCCTCAAGAGCTGGCGGAATTATCCAAATCGTTAATTGCCGCTACCCTTTTTTCTGGGAATATCCACTTCTACGCGACATCCGACTACTTCTCGCCTGGCGCCAGCCAGACACCACTGCTGCATCTTTGGTCACTTGGGGTTGAGGAGCAATTTTATATCGTCTTCCCCGCCCTCGTGCTCGCAGTACACAAATGGTGGCCAAGGGCTATGGCCAGCGTAATCGTCGGTCTGATCGTAGCATCTGTGGTCGCGTCACAGATTATGTTGAGTTTGAGCCCTTCAGCCTCCTTTTATTTACTCCCATTTAGGGCTTTCGAGATACTCATCGGGAGTTGGCTCGCATTGCCGCGGCGAACCTTTCCATCTGGAAATTTGGCTCGAGTGGCCGCATATGGTGGTCTCGCCCTCATTTGCGGAGGGATGCTCTTCATAACTGCTAAGTTCCCGTTTCCTGGATTGCTTGCTTTGGTGCCTTGTGTAGGAACAGCCCTAGTAATATGGGGATGCGAGAGTACCGTGGGTTCTGTTTCCAGAGTTATGGGCAGTGGACCTATGAAGTTTTTCGGCAAAATATCTTATTCTCTGTATTTGGTGCACTGGCCCATTGCTGTGTTCGCGATCTACATTTTTCGCGACATCAATAGGTGGGAATATTTAATCTATGGAGTGGCTTCATCAACCATCTTAGCGTGGCTTTCTTACCGATACATCGAACAGCCAGTAAGGCTTCGGAAGGACTTTTGGTTTCCGTCTAGATTGATAGCTACCAGTGGTTGCGCTTTGGCTGCGTTTCTAGTGGTCTTTTCCGGTATCAACGCCGCTCAAGGATTCCCTGGAAGGGTTGTCGGAAGCGTAAATGACGTTCTGGCTTATCTAAAATACGGTGGTTCGGAAGAGATGTTCCAAAAGGGCACATGCTTCATGAATCCAGAACAAACTGCTAAAGACTACAAGGCTGATAAATGCCTCCCAAAGGGGCGTCCTAGCGTGATCTTGTGGGGTAATAGCCATATCTCACAATTTCACTGGGGCTTAAGGGCACCACTCGCCAAGCGTGGGTATGAATTAGGACAAATAACATCTTCAGGTTGTCCGCCCATAATCGGCTTGGAAGTCGTGGCGAGACCAAATTGCGGCGCATTTAACGACTTCGCAATCGCAGAAATAATGAAAACCAAGCCCGATCTACTTGTAATCGGAGGGGTATGGAATTCGTCGCCGGATGATATGGCAGTGTTCGACAAGACACTTTCAAGGCTTCACGCGCAAAACATCAAGGTCGTCGTGTTGGGTCCGCCTGCGCTTTTCAAGCGACCGGTGCCAATTATAATTGCCGATAGGCTAACCAAGGGAATCGATCTTGCATCAGATGATGACCTTGAGCGATCTCTGATTTTTAGTCGCGATGAAGCTTTGGCAAAACACTTCGCGGGCAGCTCAATGGCAACGTATGTATCGATCCTGAACACCGTTTGCAAAGACAAACAGTGTCCTCTTTCCTACTTCGGAATTCCACTGCATTTCGATATTGTGCACTTAACGAAGGAAGGCTCCGTGTACTACGGAGAGGCCCTTGCGGACAAAATCTTTCCGACGGACTAAACGATAGGTGAGGCCCGCCTCATGGGCCGCAATCCCGACGAAACGAGCCTCGCGCTGAAGGTTGAGCTCTCCGACCCGCACCAAACCTTGACGTCGGCTTAATGTTCCGGCACTCGAACCCATAATTCACACCAAGGAAATCACAAATGAAACCCGTCCGTAACTGGCGCGCGGTGCTTCGCTATGCGTGGAGCATCCGACTGATGCTGCTTGCCGGTCTGCTGTCCGGCATCGAAGCCATCCTGCCGCTACTCGACGGCGTTCTCCCTGTCCCGCCGCGGCTGTTTGCTGTGCTGACCTTTCTCACGGTTGGCCTTGCCTTCGTTGCCCGGCTCATTGCCCAGAAAGGCATCTCAGATGAAAAGTAGAATTCGCAACGCCCTTGTTGGCATCACAGCTCTTGGTGCGGTCGCGGTCGGCTATGTCGGCGGCAAGGAAGGCCTCAAGCTCTACAGCTATCCGGACATCATTGGTGTGTGGACCGGCTGCTATGGCGAGACCAATGGCATGCACAAGGGCATGAAGTTCACCAAGGGCCAGTGCGATTCGATGCTCGTTGACAGCCTGGTCGACCACGAGACGGGCATGCGCAAGTGCCTCAAAAACCCCGACGCCATTCCTGACAAGTCGTATCTCGCCTTTCTCTCCGGAACTTACAACATCGGAGTAGGGGCATTCTGCCGATCGAGCATGGCGCGCCTGGCGAACCTCGGGGATCTACGCGGCGCATGCAATGCGCTGATGCTTCACGTCAACGCGGGCGCAAAGAAGAAGGTGCGCGGCTTGGTTCTGCGCCGAACAGATGAAAGGGCGATGTGCCTTGAGGGACTGAAATGACCGTCGTGGCTATTTTACGTGCGCTCGGCATTCCGCTCTGCATCTTCCTCGTGATGCTTGGCTACTACGAAGGTGTGCCGGTTCTCCGTGACATACCCTTTGCCGATCGCGTCCCGGTTGTGCGCGAGCTGATCGCCGGCCGCGTGCCTTCCGAGCGAGCAAAAGCTGCGGACGCGGCTAGACAGGGCTATGTGACGGAGGCGCGCGCTACCGCAGCAGAAGCCAAGACAGCCGAACTGCAGCGCCAGGTCAATGCCGGTCAACTCGTCATCTCCAGCTATCAGAAAATTGCCAAGAACGATCGAGCTAGAGACGAGCAGATCGCGGCGGACACCGAAACAAGGATTCGAGACCATGAAAAACTCCTACGCTCTGCTGGTCGCAACTGCGATCTCAATGCTGATGATATCCGGATGTACGAGTCTCGATAAGCAATTGAGGACTGCCGCCACTCAGACCGGCACAGCTCAGGCGCGCGTCACTCTGCCTGCCTATCCCGATGATTGCCGGGTGAAGGAAGCCCATGCAGCGCTTGTCGTGGGTTCCGAGGTGCGATCGGTCCTCAAACGGGAAAGGCTTGCCCTCGACCGACAGAACAGTCGCACAGACCGATGCGCTGGCTTTTACGACAATATCAGCAAGACGATTCAATAGCGTTGCAGGAAAGACGGGCAGGGAATGGCACTAGGAAACATGGACATGCCAAATGGAAACGGAATGCTCAGCGAGGAAGCGAGGTTCGCGGCACTCTCGCAACGGGTTACAGGCATTGAGACCAGTGTCAGCGGTCTTGCTCAGCAACTGTCGCAGTTTGTCGCCAAGTTCGATGAGCGGCAGAGAACGCCTTGGGGGCTGCTTGTTTCAATAGCGTTGGCAATCCTCGCGTACGTGACCACGATCGGCGGTTTGGCCTATGCTCCGGTCTGGTCTGCCATTTCCCGGATCGAAACAACCCAGTCGCAGAGCCAGCAGCGGCTTGAGACGGCGCTCACCAGATTCAGCGAAAGCGCGGTTTCCCTCGGGTCATTCACCGATTTTAAAAACACCTATGAGAACAACCGGATTATCTCGCGCAATGAGAACATCGATAAATTCGGCGTAATCAAGCAGGATATCGACAAGATCAAAGACGACCAGGTACCACGCAAGGAGCATGAGCGGGTTTGGCTCTCCTACGATGCGCAGCTCGCGGCCGATCGGGAAGCCCGCATGGCTGCAAGCCAGAACCTCCAGCGTCAGATTGACGAGATCAAGCAGACGCAATCTGGCTTCTTCGGTCAGCGAGATCTGAACATGCAGGTACTCGACAGACTGGAGCGCATCGAGAGAGACCGGCGTGCCGCCAGCCCTTGAATAGAAACTGAATATATGATGATCGTTTTACAAATGAGCCCCACTGTCCTTCGGGATGGTGGGGCTTTTTGCGTTTCTGGCGGAACCGATTGCTAGCCCAATTGTTCAGTAGAGGACAATTCAAGGAAAATGAGATGACTGAGAAGCCAGGGCAGGTGGTAAGGCTGGAAGCATTCAGGCCAGAATACCGGTTCGCTCTTCGTTTTCGTTTCCGCGTGTGGTGGGACTTCAAGTTTTTGCCGCTGCTGGACCGCCTGAAAACCATAGAGAACCAACCTCAAGCCCGCCGTCGCGGCTTTCGTTTATGCCACCGGAAGGGCTTGCCAACCCGCGGCCCACGCTCCGGCTCATCAACGTAATTGCCGTGCTGCCTGGTTGAAAGCGAAGCGTGCTGCGCCGGGTGACAGTTCTCCCTCAAGGCTTTGAGCTGCGCGTGCTGGGAGCAATCTGCATCTCGCAAGTCCAAGGCGCTCTAGGATATTGCATTAATTGCGCTTTCGATGTTCCACAGATATTCTTCCGTTGCTGCCTGCCCATCCACCCCAATACTTATGGCAGCACTAGGCCGAAGCCGACGAAGCAGACGCGTACTGTACCGCTTTTGCTTTGGCGCTTCGGCCACTTTTTCCACAAGCTCGACCGGGCCGAACGAAGAGGCCCTTCTGTTTTATCGTTGAGCTTGTCCGGCAGGTGAAGTCTCGAACGAGATCGGTATGCCGTCGGGATCGCTGAGGGCTTTCTTGATCGCATTGAGAAATGCCTCGGGATCATCGATCACCACCCGCACAGTTTTGGGCTTCTTGAAGGCATTCAGCCCAGAAAACCTTAAGGTGGCCGTGCGTTCGTCATATCGGATCGTTTGGAGTTCGCGCATACGCATGGCCCGGTTCCTCAGTTGGCAGACACCACCGGGATTCCAAACTCTTCTGTCATAATCAAGTGTGCTGAATGTCCAAAGCGACGATTGATGAGGCCCGACGCTCATCAAAGGGGCTTTGCTTCAACGTCGGGCCTCGTGGCGAGGAACTGGCTTTCCTCGCTGATGCCGCAGCGAAATAAGTGTTCCGGCCGTCCTCAATTCTAAGTCCGCCCGCGGACAGTGCCCTGTCGTTGGAACAATTTTCAGCTCGTGATGGTTGGCAAATTCGACCTACCGCATACGAGAGCTATTCTTTGCCACTGATGCTTTTCCAGAAATTGCGGCGTTTAGCGTGGCATGGTGGAGATATCTAAGATTCTGCCTCGTTTGTTTCGAGGTCAGACGCAGTTATCGCGGCTGCCAATTGTTCCGGGCCCCCGTTTGCCAATTCGTGCACCTGAAGCGGATCCTGATCGATCCCTTCGATTTGGCCATTGTCCAGTCGAAATGCGCCGTTCAACCCCCCTTGTGAGAAGAAATCGGCTTCCAGCTCGCTCCAAGACCCCAGGTACTCGCTGCAGCTGGTGCAGTGGATAGGCGTGTAGGCAGTTACGTCTTCTGGGATTTTCAAATAGATCGTTTTACAGTTCGGACAGTCCAACTTGTGGTCCAGTTCCTGAGACAT